GTCGCAAAATCTTCTTCCTGTATCACTTTGCTCCCGATCGTTATACTCAATTCACGGACCTGATGTATACTCTGAACACCGATTATCATCAAGGTCTGATCACTAAAGAGCAGTTTGATAATACACTTCTGGCATTCTGATTATCTCTTCTAACTGATCATCAAGGGGAATGAGATGCGCCCTATAAAGACACTCACTCAACACACAGTTACTAACACACAAAACACAAAATGTCCAAGCAAGTTCTTATCTCTCTTCTGGCACAAGGTAACAACGGAAATGAAATTCTTCAGATCCTGGATACTCTTGCTGCTGATGCTGTGAATGATACTGAGGAGGCAGAAGTCGAGTTCTGATTGATACTAACTGTGGGGGCACTGGTTGACACTGGTGCCCCTTTATGTTATACTCATAAGTATATGCGTAACAGCAGTATGTTTATGCGTTGATATCGTCGTTTGGCAGTGTTTTGCGGTCGGGGGGTTATAGCGGCGGGCGGCGTTGTTATTAATGCCCCCCGTATTAAAAAAAGCAAACTACCCTAACCTACAGAGGTGACAAATCGACCTCTAAATATCACTTTCATAAAAAATTTCCGGAAGTAAAATGCACTCACAATACCTTTCTAGATACTATCACCGAAAACCTTATTGGACATTCTGGAAAGTTATACTTGCAGGTTGGATCATTCGCTATCCAAAACTTGTATGGGTGCCCTTTGGATTTTTATTTGCAGTCATATATAATGCAGTAACAAAATAAGATTTGTTACAAAAATTTTCCGGAGATATTTTTTGTATGGAAAAGATTTATCACATCTATGCAAAAGATAGATGTTTATTTCATTCACTTAAAGAAGAAGAATTTTCAACTACTTGGGACATTTTAAACAATATGATTGGTATTATGAAAACTGATTATCTTATTGAAGATCTATCATACGAAGAATTAAGTGTTAATAAAGAAGTAGCACTTAATTCTTCGTATTGACAAACCATATATAAACTGTTAAAATCTGAACTGAAAGTTATTTAATCTTATGGCAAAAGGATTTACTGTTAAAGCTGCTGCACCAAAACCTAAAGAAGAATGGGATATTGATGCGATTAAAGAAAGAATGCGTGGAAAGAGTATTGTATTCTGTCTTCCTGGTCGAGGGTGTTCTTTTATTTTTCTAAAAGCATTTGTACAACTGTGCTTTGATATGGTACAGAATGGTATGAGTATTCAAATTTCTCAAGACTATTCATCGATGGTTAATTTTGCGCGGTGCAAGTGTCTTGGTGCAAATGTACTTCGTGGACCAAAACAAATTCCTTGGGATGGAAAATTGCAATATGATTATCAACTTTGGATTGATAGCGATATTGTTTTTGATACAAATAAGTTCTGGCAACTTTGTGATCTGGCAATTTCGGAAGACGGCACCGAAAAGGAAGTAGTTGCTGGGTGGTATGCTACCGAAGACGGTCACACAACTTCTGTCGCACATTGGTTAGAGGAAGATGATTTCCGTAAGAATGGGGGAGTCATGAATCATGAAACTGTGGAATCGATCAGCAAGCGTCGTAAGCCATTTACTGTAGATTACACTGGTTTTGGATGGGTGCTTATTAAGAAAGGTGTATTTGAAAATCTTGAATACCCTTGGTTTGCTCCAAAGATGCAAGTGTTTGAATCTGGCAATGTTCAGGATATGTGTGGTGAAGATGTTTCATTCTGTCTTGATGCAAAAGAAGCAGGATTTGAAATTTGGTGTGATCCACGTATTCGTGTCGGACATGAAAAGACTCGTATTATCTAATGAAAAGATATAACGTACTTTATCAAGGACGTAAAATTTATCAAAATCTCACTGAGGAAGAATGTAGTAATATTCTTCAAGACTTCTCCGAAAAGTTTTATGAAGGAGAAGAAATATATCCAGAACTCATTGAATTGGAGGAAGTTTAATGGCAAATCGCAAATCTCTGAGTGGCTCAGCACAAATTGAGTCGCATCCAAAAAACACTCGACAGGGACTTGGGAAGAATACAAGATATTCTGCAACCAGCAGAAACAAAGCAAAGAAACCTTATCGAGGACAAGGTAAATAATCTACAAAGCACTTAGAGGTCTCTTTAAGTGCTTTTTTATTTTTTATAATTAGTTACCGGAAGCGCCGTCGTTTCTCGTCCTGAAGAAAACCGTAACCCGAAAACCTAAAACACAGAAATCCTTTGAATGTCTTACCTAAACCACAATCTTCCCACGATTACTTGCTATATTCGTAATGAATTTCTCTTTAATCATAAAAAAGGTCATGGGGAGGTAACTTTATGTGACGTACACTCTGTAGCGTCCTTAGAGAAGCACGTACCCCTCTTTGAGGCGTTTTTAGAGAATGGGGTGAACTGGACTCGAAGACCAATTCATGCATTTTGTTGGAAACCAGATGCGCCCGTTCCTGAATTAGAAGAATGTATGTGGTGGGATTGTTTTTCTCCATATATCGATGTTCAAGTACGATCAAGATTGTCTAACTTACGTGCTGAACTGATCAATTATAAAGGGAAAAAGAATGAAGGAACTTATATGTTTACTCTTGATTGGTCATGGGAATCAAAATCGACGTTAAATACAAATTTTAGTGAGACCCCAGAACACAAATGTGCCCATTTTTTCAAGATGGACAATGGAAACTTCTATGCATACCCAAATAATAAGATTTTATGGTACGATGATGCATGGACTCGCAATAGAATTACTAAAAATCCAGGATATGAAATTGATTTAACCGAATATTCTGTTGAAAATCGTCGTAAAATTGAGACATCAGACGATTTTATGTACGAAATTAAAGAAATTCGGGATAGCAACCCCGTAAAAAGTTCTGATTTAACAAATCAGGAGCAAAACAATGACCAAACAAGTCGATAAAGACGAAAAATTTATGAAAAATGAGTGGGGAACTGAATTTTTATCATCAGAATATGGTTGGGAAGCAAAAATAGAAAAGCAAAAAATTCTTCGTGAAATTAAAAATGACGATTTAACGCCAAAAAAACACGATTTTTATATTCAAAATGAAATTCACGAATTAATTCGCAATGATGACGATTATGATGATTGGGAATATGGAACAGAACCTCTTTATGAGTCAAAAATCCCGAATAAATAAGATAGATTTATAGTATTCAATGCCTTTAGAAAGGGTAAGTCAAAGTTTCAAAGACATCAGTATGACTTTTCAGAGCAATCCTCTGAACAGTGATTTAATTGCACTTAGAAATGAAAATGCAATTGCTCGTTCAATCAGAAACATTGTCTTTACTGTTCCTGGAGAAAAATTTTATGATGAAACTTTTGGATCAAACATTTCAAATTCATTATTTGAAAATATTGATGACATCACGGCTTCAATCATTGTAGATGAAATTAAACAATCAATTATAAATTTTGAACCAAGAGTAAATTTAATCGACGTTCAAGCATTTCCTGATTTTGATAATAATGCATTTGATGTCATAATTACATATGAAATCGTAGGAGCAGATGTTCCAGCACAAGAATTACAGTTTGTTTTGCAACCAACTAGGTAAAAATGACACTAGTCAATTTCTCTAATCTAGATTTCGATCAGATTAAAACAACACTTAAAGATTACTTGAAGTCAAATTCAAACTTCACTGATTATGACTTTGAGGGGTCAAATTTATCCACAATTCTTGATGTATTAGCATATAACACATATATTACTTCATATAATGCAAATATGGTTGCAAATGAAGTTTTTATTGATAGTGCAACACTTAGGGAAAATGTTGTTGCTCTTGCTCGAAACATTGGATATATTCCAAAATCAAGAAAATCTTCAAGAGCAACAATCAGTTTTTTCGTGGACTGCTCAAACCCAACAGAATTTCCAGTCATACCGGTATCATTAACTCTTAAAAAAGGTCCAGTAGCTAGCACTTCTGGAACTTTTGGAACCCAGTCTTTCGTTTTTTCAATCTTGGAAGACATCACAGTCCCAGTTTTCAACAATATTGCAACATTCAATAATATAACAATTTACGAAGGATCTTTGTTAACCTCAAATTTTACTTTTAGCACAAGAAATATAAATCAAAGATTTATATTGCCAAACACTGGTGTTGATACTGAATTAATTTCAGTAAATGTCAAATCAAATGCGCAAGCATCTTCTCAAGTTTCATATGTTCTTCAAGATAATTTGTTCTCAGTAAATTCGGAATCTAAAGTTTATTATTTGCAAGAAATTGAAGATGAAAGATATGAATTGTTATTTGGTGATGGTATTTTTGGTAAAGCATTGGAAGAGGGAAATTATATTACTGCAGACTACATTGTCTCAAATGGAGATAGCGCGAATGGGATTAACCAATTTACTTTTTCTGGAAGACTCACATATACAAGAAATTCTATAGTGTATAATGCAACATCTGGCATATCACTATTAACTGCAGGATTACCATCTTCTGGTGGTGAAAATATTGAATCGGTAGAATCTATTAAAAAATTTGCTCCAAGAATTTATGCTTCTCAAAATAGAGCTTTGACTGCAGATGATTATGAAACTTTAATACCATCTAAAATTTATCCAGAAACCGAATCAATTTCAGTTTTTGGTGGCGAAGAATTAATTCCACCTCAATATGGAAAAGTTTTTATTAGCATCAAACCAAGATTTGGAGATTTCTTACCAAATCTTGTGAAAGAAAATATTAAACTAAAATTGAAAAAATATGCTGTTGCGGGAATAGTTCCGGAGATTTTAGATTTAAAGTATCTTTATATTGAAATAAATTCAAAAGTTTATTACAATACAAATCTTGCCCCATCCTCTGAATATGTTTCATCAATTGTCCAAAATAATGCAACAAAATATTCAGAATCATCTGAATTAAATAAATATGGTGCTAGATTTAAATATAGTAAATTTTTAAAAGTTATTGACGATAGTCACGAATCTGTAACTTCAAATATTACAACTTTACAAATAAGAAGAGATCTGCGAATTACTTTAAATACTTTTGCGGAATATCAAATTGGATTTGGAAACGAATTTAATATTAATAGTATGAATGGATATAATATCAAATCAAGTGCGTTTAGAATATCTGGAATACAGCAAAATGTTTATCTATCAGATCTTCCAAACACCAATAGAGTAGATGGTTCTTTATTTTTATTCACTTTACCTTCATTGAATTCTACAAATCCCACTATAGTGAGAAGAAATGTTGGTAATATAAATTATAAGCAAGGAATTATAACATTAAATCCAGTTAATGTGCAGGCAGGAAAACTAAAAGATGGACAAACAATTATTGAAATATCTGCAACTCCTCGATCAAATGATGTAGTTGGATTGCAGGATTTATATTTGCAGCTAGATATTAATAACAGCAATTTTGAAATGGTCGTGGATAATATATCATCCGGTCTTGATCCATCCGCGTCGAATTATATTTCATCTTCAAGTTATGTAAATGGTGCTTTAGTAAGATCTACAAGCATTTCATAATATAAAAATTACTAATTAAGAAAATAAAATCCAATTAAAATGACAGTAAAAAGAATTCAGTTTAGTAATATTGTACAAAATCAACTTCCTGCATATGTTAGGGAAGAATTTCCTTTGATATCTGAATTTTTAAAGCAATATTATATCTCACAAGAGTTTCAAGGAGCTCCATTAGATCTTATTCAAAATATTGATGAATACATCAAATTAAATGAAACAACAAATTTATCAGAAACATTGATATTGGGGACAGATGCAACTTTTGACGATGATACAATAGTTATAGATTTAATTGCATCTCCTACAGGAACAGATGGATTTCCAGATTCTTATGGACTATTAAAAATTAATAATGAAATTATTACTTACACGGGAAAAACATTCTCTTCCTTTACTGGATGTATTAGAGGATTTTCTGGTATAACCACTTACGTTACGGAAAACAATCCAGAGCAACTTACATTTTCCACATCAAGCGCAGAGGAACACGCTGGTAGTGTTTATGATGAAACAACAGGAGAATTAATATTTCTTGGAAGTAAAATAAACAATTTAAACGCACTTTTTTTAAAAGAATTTTTGACCAAGATAAAACATCAATTTTTACCCGGATTGGATGGAAGAAATTTAAATTCCCAATTAAATCAAAATCTTTTTATAAAACAATCAAAAGATTTTTATTTATCAAGAGGAACAGATAGATCATTTGAAATATTATTTAAGTCTTTATATAATGAGGATGTAAAAATTGTACGACCAGGTGATTATTTAATTACTCCTTCAAATGCAAATTATACAATTACAAATAATTTAGTTGTCGAAAGTATTTCTGGAGACCCATTACAACTTAAAAACTCTACCATTTTTCAGGACAAATATGGAGATACATTTACTAAGTCATATGCCCCAATTACAAAAGTAGAAAAAGTTATTTCTGGGATTGGTCAAACTTTTTATAAAATTAGTTATGATGCTGGATATAATAGAGATATTAGAGTTGAAGGTGCATTGTATGGAAATTTTAAAGTTCATCCAAAAACAAGACTTATTGGACAAGTCTCTGCTGGAACTACAATAATTGATGTAGATTCAACTGTCGGATTTAACAATAGTGGAGAACTTTTTGTCACCTATGAGGATACTACAACTGGTATAGTGTCATATACATCAAAATCATTAACTCAATTTTATGGGTGTTCTGGTATAAATGGAGAAATCTTAGATAAGTCTGATGTTGGTATTAATACTTATGCATATGGCAAATATTTTCTTGACGGATCAGAGGAAATAGTAAAATTTAGAATTAGTTCCGTATTAAATTCTATTGACTACCCAGATAATACATATTACAATTCAATAAATGACTCCATTTTAATAAAAACTTTGGGTTCAAAAGCAAAAGATTTTGTTTCAAAAAATTGGTTTTATAATATATCTTCAACTTATCAAGTTTTAAGCATATCAATTGCAGATTCATCAAATAATACATATAGATTAACATTAGATACTGAACATTATTTAAAAATAGGAGACAAAATTAAAATTTTTGGGTCTGATAATATTGAAAAGGATTCATTTGTTGTAGAAATTTTATCAGATAAATCCTTCATAATTACAGGACAGGGGCAATTATCGTTAACTGATACTTATACAGTTAAACGAAAGTTGTTAAAGGGGGAATCCAATACATTTCCAAATATTTCTAATTTTTCTGCAAATGTTCAAAATGTTTATACTGATTCTTCTGAGACTGGAAGTAAATCTAAAAAAATATTAGTATCTTCTCAGTCCTTGCCATATTACAACGGACAACCTTTAGATGCAACGGACAGGTCAGTAGTTTTTTCTGGAACTTTTTTGGGAAATGAATTTGCAATTTCATCATCTGATCATAATTTTTATACCGGAGATGCTGTTTACTATAAATCTTCCAGCAGTGTTCCACTTTTTGATGAGGGGCTTTATTTTATTAAGAGAGTTAATTCGACAAAAATAAAATTATCTAAAAGTAGGACTGATATTTTTAATTTAAAATTTGTATCGGTTGACAATGAAACTACCGTAACAAATGACAAATTAATACCATATAAATTTTATTTAAAAACTTTATATCCCCAAAATCTTCTTAGAGAAATTTCTGAACCAATATCGGACGGAAAATTATACGAAACAATTCCTGGAACTACAGGGATTTTAATAAATGGCGTAGAGATACTTAATTATAAATCAACAGATACACTTTATTATGGCAAATTAGATGAAATTGAAGTTATTTCGCCAGGAAACAATTATGATATTATTGATCCTCCAATATTAAACATAGCAGATAATGTTGGAACAGGAGCAACTGGATATGTTACAGTTTCTGGGTCTTTAAAAGAAATTAGAATTTTAGATTCGGGATTTGATTATATTGAAACCCCAACAGTTAGCATTACTGGTGGTAATGGTGTGGGTGCTATTGCCAATGTAAATATGAAACTAATTGAGCACTCTACCGAATTCTTTTCCGATTTTGGATCTTCTCAAGTAAGTTTGGGATCTTCACTTTCTACTATAGGATTTGGCACATACCATAAATTTAGAAATGCGGAGCAAGTAATATATCAAACACAATCTCAACTTGCTATTGGAGGAATTACAACAAACTCATCATATTTTGTTTCTGTAGTAAATCCATTAACTGTAAAGTTACATAAAACACAAATTGACGCAATATCAGGCATTAATACAGTAGTTCTAACTTCTTATGGTATCGGCAAACATAATTTAAAATCATACAATAAAAAATCTGTAGTAGAATCTATCAATGTAATATCTGAGGGTGTTGGATATCAAAATAAACAGAGAACATCAAATTCTTCAGGAATAAGTACTTTTTCTAACCAAATATTAATTACAAATCACGATTATGCATCGGGAGAAATAGTTAAGTATGTTGCGTCAGGATCGCCTGTAGGGGGTCTTATAAGTGGTTCTGAGTACTATGTTACCAAAACAGATAATAATACTTTTAAATTATCTGAAGTTGGTGTCGGATCAACTGCAAAAGACTATTTTTATAGAACAAAACAATACATCAATTTTACCTCCACCGGTTCAGGAACACATTCTTTTAACTATTCAGATATAACAGTTTCTTTAATTGGAAAAATAGGTATTTCGTCTGTAGGACAACAAACATTTGAGGCTCAAATTCAACCGATATTTAGAGGAAGCGTAACTTCTGTCCATTTGTCAAATCAAGGAGTTGGATATGGATCATCCGAAATTATTAATCTCGAAAGAGAACCTTTAGTAACATTATCTTCGGGACAAGATGCTCAATTATTTCCTGTAGTAAATGACGGAAAAATAACAGAGGTTTTGGTCTTAAACTCTGGAAAATCGTACAATTCTCCACCAAATTTAATTATCACTGGAGATGGAATCGGTGCAGTAATAACCCCAGTGGTTGTTAATGGTCTCCTAACTTCTGTTCGAGTTATAGAAAGTGGTAATGGATACACACAATCTGCAACTTCGGCAAGGGTTATTTTTCCTGGATCTGGAGTATCATTTAAAACAAAAATACAAAAATGGAGAATAAATCTCTTTCAAAAATATTTAAATACTTTTACTGGAGATGACGGATTTATTCATCCTTCAGTTAATGAAAAATACCAATTACAGTATTGTCACATATACGCTCCAAGAAAACTTAGAGAATCTATTTTTTCCACAGATCAAACTGGAAAAATTTTATATGGCAAAAGGGATTTAAAATTATCCGCAAATGTAGAAGTTAATTCCATTGACCATTCCCCAATTATTGGATGGGCTTATGATGGATATCCAATTTATGGTCCATATGGATATATTACAAAATCTGGTGGCATAGTTAAACAAATGAAGTCTGGATACAGACTGAATACCACAAGAGAATATGGTCCATCAATATCAATTTATCCTTTGGGATTTTTTGTCGAAGATTATACGTATAAAAAAATAAGCGATGAAACAGTTCTTGATGAAAATAATGGACGATTTTGCATAACACCAGAATTTCCAAAAGGAACTTATGCTTATTTTGCAACATTTGATACTTTATCGGTCGATACTGCTCCTCCCTTTTTAGGGTACAAACGACCAGAATTTCCATACTTAATTGGAAATAATTTTAAAGCCATTCCAAACGAATTCAATTACAAATTAAGTTCAAATCAAGATAATTTGGATTTAAACAAAACAAATTGGTTTAGAAACACTGCACCATATAATTTATTAAATTATGAATATGTAGGAATACCAAATAATCTTAATCAAAACGCAGTAATAACCTCAATAACGCCGGGAGAAATTGATTCTATTAGTATTGTATCGGGAGGAAATAATTATAAAGTTAATGATGTTATTGCTTTTAATAATTCCCAAACTGAGGGATTCAATGCATCTGCAAAAGTAACAAGAGTTCTTGGAAAATCTGCTAATACAATAAGTGTTGCGACAAGCAGTATTACTAATGTTGAAATTTCTCCATCAGAAAATTTGGGGGTATATACCTTAATATGCAATAATCCACATAATTTTAAAAATGGAGATAAAATTTTAGTAACTGGTCTTTCTACCACATCTTCCAAAATTGAAGGATCTTACACTATTGGTATTGGATCAACCGCCGTTTTTTCTGTTGTTGGACTTGGAACAACTTCATCCGGAATTGGAAGTGTTGGGATAACTGGAATTGTTACATACTTTAATTTATCGGGAAGAATTGTAAATCTTAAAGAAAATGATATATTGAAAGTTGGGTCTGAGCAGATAAAAGTATTAAATGTAGATCCTCAGTTGTCAAGAATAAGAGTGCTTAGACAAGTTAATAATACTGTTGGAGTTGCACATAGTGCCACAACAATTGCATATGTCGATCCAAGAAGGTTGGATGTTGTTGTTGGTTTTGAAACAGTTTATAATTATAAACAAAATAAGGAAATATACTTCAACCCTATTGAATCTGTTGCAATAGGGACAAATTTTGGTGTTGGAATAGGAACAACAATATTTTTATCAAATCCCGGAACAGGAATAACTCAAATTTTTATTCCAACCCGATCAATTTATATAAAAAATCATAATTTAGAAACAGGTGATGAATTGACATATTCCCCAAATGGAGGAAACGGTATAGTTATTGTTGAAAATGGAGTTGGAATTGGTACGACATTAAAAGATCAGCAAAAACTGTATGTTGCAAAAATAAATGAAGATCTTATTGGATTAGCAACAGTTAGAGTTGGATTGGGATCAACTGGTACTTTTGTTGGTATTGCAAGTACGGTGAGATCTTCTACAATTTTATCTTTTAGTGGCATAGGAACTGGTGTTTACCATAGTCTTAAAACAAATTATGAAGTTATTACCGGTGAAATTTTAAGAAATATCGTTACTGTGTCTACGGCACAAACACATGGATTGCAAAATAATGATACTGTTTATGTAAACGTAAATCCGTCAATTTCTACATCCTACACCTTGGCGTATAACGATTACAACAGAAAGATTTTAATTAACCCAAAATCATTTACTTCTGGAGGAATTAATACTTTTACAAATACAATCACAATTATTGATCACGGTTTTAAAAGTGGTGATAAAGTTTTACATACATCACCAAACCCAGCACAAGGATTATATGACAATTTTGAATATTTTGTTGTGCAAATAGATAAAGATAATTTTAAACTTTCAAATACTTATTATAATTCCATTCAACTTAAACCCTCAATAGTTGGAATTTCAAGCACTTCTTCTGGAACACTTTCACTCATAAACCCATCAATTACAGTATATAAGGATTCTACAATTATATTTGATTTGTCAGATTCTTCATTATCATATATTAATCAATCTACACCGTATTCGGCTTTTGATTTAAATTTTTATCTTGATGAAAATTTTACAAAAATTTATGATAAAAATACAGATAGTGAAACTTTTCAAGTTCAAAAATTTGGTGCTGTTGGGGTTTCTTCAAATGCAAGAACAATTTTAAATATCTCAAATGATAGTCCCCAAGTTTTATTCTATAAATTAGATCCAGTTTATGACAGCGATCTTCCAATTACTAAACAAGAAATTAATGTTGATACTGAAGTTACATCATATAATAGAATTCTTTCAAAAAACAGTTTATATAATGGAAAACATTCAGTATCCATTGCATCTACAAATTCATTTACATATACTTTAGATTTAATTCCAGAAAAAGGATCTTATATATCTTCAACATCAAAAATAAATTATGAAACTGATTCAATTTACGTTTATGGACCAATATCGAAAATTGACATAGAAAATTCTGGAAGAAATTATTATTCAATACCTAATGTTGAAAATGTTATTACTGAAATTGGATCTGGATCTATTCTTGACGTGACGAGTAAAAATATTGGAAGAATTAAAAATATTCAAATTAAAGATATTGGATTTGATTTTCCCTCAGATAATACTTTAAGACCAAGTGCTTCACTTCCCCAAGTTCTTAAAATAAATCCTTTTACTTCATTTGAATCAATTGGAATTACATCTGTTGGTAGAGGTTACAACACCGCTCCAAAATTATTAGTTTTTGATGGCAAAACTAATGAATTAGTTCCAGATGTAGATTTAAAGTATAATTTAGGAGATGGTACTGTCACAATTCTTAAAAATACATACGGACTCAATAATGTAACTCCTCGTATTTTACCAACACAAAATACAAATGGTGTTGGAATTGGTTCAATTTCTTTCAACAGTTCAAATAAAAGCGTAACTGTAATTCTTTCTGTTGGTTTTAGTACTTTTGGTTCTTTTCCTTTTAGCGTCAATGATAAAGTTCTTATAGAAAATATAAGTATTGGAATTGGATCTACTGGAAGAGGATTTAATTCTAAAAATTATAATTATGAGTTATTTACATTAACATCAGTGGATGAAAATATTGGTGGAATTGGATCAGTATCTTATAGTTTATCCGGTCTTTTAAATGATGGGGATATTGTAGGAACTTTTGATGTCGCAAATTCTTCAGGAAGAATAATTCCGCAAAAATATTTTCCAATTTTTAACCCAATATTAACTACAAATGACTACTTTGAAGGTGAAATTGTAAAATCTGCTACATCACAAGGAAGAGTTGAAAGTTGGGATAATAAAAATAAAATACTAAGAATTTCTTCAAATGAAAATTTCAGTATTAATGAAATTATTGAAGGAATTTCATCAAAAACTCAAGGAGTAGCATCTTCTATAACATATTTTGAGTCTTCATATAAATTAGGATCCGATTCAAAAGTATTTAATGGTTGGCAAACAGTTTCAGGATTTCTTAATAATAATTTACAAAGAGTACAGGATAGTTTCTATTATCAAAAATTCTCATATTCTTTGAAATCTAAAATTGATTTTGACACATGGAATGATGCAGTTGGATCACTAAATCATACTTTAGGATTTAAAAAATTCTCAGATTATCAATTAGAATCCAGTTTACCTGAAGAAAATAAAAATTCTTTAGTAGTTGGTTTGTCAACAGATGTTGGATATTTTGAATTAATTAATGATTTAACATCATTTGCTAATTTAAATTGCGTATATGATTTCGATTTAGTTTCTGAAAATTCAATAAATCTTGACTCTAGAATAATTTCAGATGAAATATTATTTTCTAGTAGAATTTTAACAGATTATGAAGAGTCTGTAGGAAATAGAGTTCTTTTAATTGATGACTTAAGTAATTTATTCAATAGCAATCCAAGAGGAACTACTTTTAGTATAGTAAATACCTTTAAATTGTCTGAAAACAGAGCACAAAAATATATAACATTTATTACCGATAAAAGATTTTCCGCACAAAGACAACTATTGATAGTTGATTTAATTCATGATAATTCATTTGCATACATTAATCAATATGGGAGAGTAGAAACTCAATACGATCAAGGATCTTTCGATTTTTCAATTTCTGGAGATGAAGGACAACTTTTATTTTATCCAGTAAAATCTACCGTAAATGATTATAATATTACATGCATTTCATATAACTTGGATGATAACTTACTTGGCGTTGGTAACACCATTATCGGTGAAATAGTTTTAATAGATACGGATAGTACAAATTTATCTGCAGGAATTACAACCACGATTGTTGGAATTTCTAGTGCATACAGTTCGGTAAAAGTTTTAGTTGAAATTACTCCAGATGTAAATTCGAAAGAATTTGAATTTATAGAATTAAATTTAGTACATGATGGAGAAAATATTGAATTATTAGATTATGGGCAATTAACAACTTCACCTGGACCATTTTCAACATCTGGTCTTGGAAGTTATAGTGCATATTTTAGTGGATCATTATTGAATATTGATTTTATTCCAAATTCTGGTGTTGGAATAGGAACGACCGGTGTCATCAATACAATTCAGGTTGGATTGACAAATTCGTCGATTAGTGGAATTGGAACAGTGGATATGAAACACGCCCGTATAGAATCAAGATCTACAAATATACCCTCTTCTAGTTCACCATCCGAAAATATTATAGGACAATATCCAAATGACTATGATGCAGCATATTTCATTATTCAAATATCGGATACTACAAATAATAACTATCAAATGTCAGAGGTTATTGTTGTCGATGATTATATTTCTTCTTCAAGTTTTGGTACAACCTATGATACTGAATTTGGAATAGTCAAAACTTCCTCTGGATTAGGGACCATTGGAACAAGAGTATCTTTTGCTGGGACAGTAGAACTTCTTTTTACACCAAATCCAAATATTAATGTACAAACAAAAGTTTATATGAATGCACTTAGGCATCAAGATGACAGCAAAGATCTTATAGATTTTAATAATGGTACAATAGAGACATTTTTCTCAGAGTATACTGGCACTGAAAGAGATATTAAAAGATCTTTCAATTTAACACACAAGAATTATCCTATTTTTGAAAGATATTTTGACGCTAGCGATTCATCAATCGTTGATATTTCGGAAAATACTATTACCATACCAAATCACTTTTTTGTGACTGGAGAGAACGTAATTTATTATCAATCTGGAGTTGGATCAACACAATCTATTGGAATTGGCACTACATCTTTAGTTGGAGTTGGAAATACTGATAAACTTCCATCCGGAATAACAACAAGCATATATGTGGTTAAAGTTGATGAAAATAAAATAAAATTAGCGTCAAGTCCACAAAATGCACTTAAACCAATTCCAGCAGTTTTAAATATCACAAATGTTGGAATTGGAACATCGCATAGATTTGTTGCAACAAATCAAAATGCAAAAGTTCTTCTTACATTGGATAATGTAATCCAATCTCCAATTATTTCAACTGTGGTAACTACCACACTTGCAGATCAAGTATTTACTACAGACGATTTAATTAAATTTAGTGGAATTTCTTCATTTTTTGGTAGTGATTTAATAAAAATTGGGGACGAAATTATGAAAATAGAAGGAGTTGGTATTGGAAGTACAAATCTAATAAAAGTGCGTAGACAGTGGTTGGGAACCCCCCTATCTGGATATTCTACCGGACAAAAAGTTACTAAAGTTGTCGGTAATTATAATATTATTGATAATACTTTAACTTTTGCCGAAGCTCCTTATGGAAATATTCCTATAGGAACAAGTACAAATTCTCCTGATGAACGAGATTGGGCAGGAATTTCCATTTCATCAAAATTTCAGGGAAGAACATTTATGAGGTCTGCGCCTCAGAATTCTTCGAATGAAACATATCATAAAAATTATGTTTTTAATGATATTTCATCTGCTTTTGATGGTACAAATAAAACATTTACTTTAAAATCAAATGAATTAAATGTAACGGGAATATCTGCAGAAAATGCTATTATTTTAATAAACGATATTTTTCAGGGTCCTGGGATATCTTATGACTATACACTATCAGAAGCTGCTGGAATAACTTCCATAACATTTACAGGAACAGCGACATCAATATCATCGGATGTAAATACATCCAATTTACCCGCAGGGGGAATTATTGTATCTGTTGGATCTACGGAAGGATTTGGGTATCAACCACTTATATCTGCGGGAGGAACTGCAATTGTATCTTCATCTGGAACAATTCAATCTATTTCTATAGGTAATATGGGATCTGGTTATAGAGCTTCAACTAAATATCAAATTTTAACTGAAATTGAGTCATCAGTTGGTGTTGGATCTACAGAAATCTATTTAAAAAATCAAAATAGTGTTTTTGGTTTACTTAATTTACTAAACACTGGTTCAAATTGTAATATTGGAATTGGAACTTACATAACCCAAACAAATGTAGTTTCAATAGCATCAACATTCATTCGTATTGGTGTTAGTGGTGTCAGTTCATATTCAATTCCAAAAGAAACCTCGGTGCTTATCGATATTTTAAACCCCCCTGTTGGGATAGTAAATATTGGTATTGCAAGTAGTTCTGTTGGAGTTTCAACCGTTACTCATATTGGATTTACAACTATTATTTCAGGAAACATATCAACATCAGTATCTATTACAAATGCTGGTACTGGATACACAAATACAAATTCGCCTTTAGTCATTATCGAGGATCCAGATTCATATACAAACGTTCCATTAATTTACAGTTCTTCCTTTGGGAGTGGATTTGGAACAGAATCTAAAATAGATATAGTTGTTGGGCAAGGATCCAGTATTATTGATTTTGAGATTACCAATACTGGATATGGATATGGTAATGGGGAAATTTTAACTATTCCTACCGGAGGATTAACAGGGATTCCAACAACTTCGGGATTTAAAGAATTCCAGATAACAGTCCAATCAATTTTTACCGATGAATTTTCAGGGTGGTCAATCGGAGAACTGGAAGTTTTTGATAATTTTGATGAACTTTTTGATGGTGAAACTAAAAATTTCCAATTAAGAAAGTCCGGAACAATAAAATCAATTGTTGCGGCAAAAGGATCAAACATTGATGTCAAAGATGTTATTTTAATTTTTATTAATGATATACTTCAAGTGCCTGGAGAAGGTTATATTTTTAATGGAGGAAGTGTTATAACCTTTACAGAAGCACCAAAAGTTGGAGATACATCAAAAATTATTTTTTATAGAGGTAGTGGATCAATAGATGTTATTTCGAGAGAAATTATAGAAACTGTTAAAGTTGGAGATAGATTAATAATAGAAAATGACCAATCCTTTGGGCAAGGTTCATTTTTACAAGAGGATCCAAGAACTATAACTTCAGTGGATTCTACCAGTCAAGTTTCAACTCTGCCATATTTTGGTCCTGGAAATACCTCAGACGAAAATCTTCTTCGTCCTGTTGTTTGGTGCAGACAAACTGAAGATAAAATAATTAATGGTAAAGAAATCGGAAAAAATAGAGAACTTTATGAACCTTCCATTAATCCATTTGCTTATATGATCAAAAGTGTTGGTATAGGATCGACTATAATATATGTTGATAATTTAAGACCATTTTTTGATTCTAAAAATGAAAATGATACGTCTTTAACTTTCCAAAATAGCGTTAAATTAATATCACAGGATACTGTGGCAGGAGCTGCTGCAACAGCAATTGTCTCTGGTATAGGAACTGTATCGTCAGTAGTAATATCCGATGGTGGAGTTGGATATACCACCGCTACCGTAAGTTTTGGTTCGACTATTGGCATTAAAACGACAACACAAGCATTTGGATCTGTAATTATTGGGGTTGGTGGAACAATTGTCGGGATTGCTATTACGAGTTCTGGTGTTGGATATACAGCAACAAATCCACCACAAGTTCTCATTTCTTCACCAACACTTACTAAGGAAATAGATGATGTTGCATCTTATTTGGGAGATTCTGGATTAATTGTTGGATTTGGTACGACTACGGTTGGTGCAAATGATCAATTTATATTTGATCTTTATATTCCGGAAAATTCTTATCTAAGAAATTCATATTTAGTTGGAACAGCTATAACTTTAAGTCAAATATCCGTTAATGATTATTTTGTAGTTTATGAGTCTAATATTGGATCTTCATCAACTTCATTCTCATCAAAAGATAATACCGGATCAACGATTGGAATTGGAACCAACTTTATCGATAATATCTATCAAGTTTCCTCTGTTTCCAGTTTATCTTCAAATATAATTGGAATTGGAACAACTACAATTAAAAGAATTAATGTTATAGTTTCTGGAATTGGTTTTACAAATCATGGTATTGTAACAACATCAAATTATTTTGGTAGTTACAGTTGGGGCAAAATAATTCTTTCTAGTAGAAGTGAGAATAATTCTTTTAATTTCTATGGAAACAATGGAATTTCTGGAATCACTACATCAGCAATTGTTTCCAGAACTTCTCCATTAAAATTTAGCAATTATCTCATTTAAATCAATAATAAATAAATAAAAACTCGGTAAAATGGCAGCAATTATAACTGACCAAATTAGAATATTAAATGCAAAAAATTTCATTGCAGATATTGAAACTAATGCATATTATTCTTTTATAGGTCTTCCAAACCCAAGCGATTATCAATCTGATTGGGACAGCGATCCTCCTTCACCCAAAGACAATTTTGATCAAGAGAATGATTATTGGGATACAATGATTGCTTTGAAAAAAATCAATTCTTCAGATGTTAGACAAGTAATTGCAAGAAGAATGTGGGCATCTGGAACCACTTATGATTATTATCGACACGATTATAGTAGGTCAAACACAGCTAAAATTTCTGGATCAACAAATTTATATTCTTCCACATTTTATGTTATAAATGAAGATTATCAAGTTTATATTTGCCTTCAGAATGGAACAGATCCAGATAATCCAAATGGAAGACCATCCTTGGACCAACCAACTTTTACGGATTTAGAACCAAGGTCTGCAGGAAGTAGTGGAGATGGGTACATTTGGAAATATCTTTATACTATTAAACCTAGTGAAATTATTAAATTTGAAACTTCTGACTTTATCCCTGTTCCAGAAAATTGGGAAACTTCAACTACAAATGCTGCCGTAAGAGACAATGCTGTTGACGGTTCAATTAAAATCGTTGTAATAACAAATCGTGGAGTTGGGGTTGGAACCGCAAATAGAACCTATACAAGAGTACCTATTAAGGGAGATGGTACGGGTGCTGAGTGTACTATTATTGTAAATAATGATTCCCAGGTAGATTCAATAACAATTTCTAATCAAGGTTCTGGATATACTTTTGGAAATGTCGATTTAGTTGCTGGGGGAGTTCCTACAGGAACAGTTAGACCGTCATTTGATGTCATCATATCCCCAAAGGGTGGGCATGGAGCAGATATTTACCGAGAGTTGGGAGCTTACAATGTTCTTCTATATTCAAGAATTGAAAATGATAACGAAAATCCAGATTTTATCACAGGAAACCAAATATCTAGAATTGGGATAGTTCAAAATCCAGAAGTAACTTCGGGAACAGTTTTAAGTGCTAATAAATCTAGTGCAGTATTTGCACTTAAACTTACCGGTATAGGATATAGTTCTGCATCTTTCACATCAGATTCTTATGTTACTCAGACAGTATCGGCAGGAACAACTGCGGTTGGAAGAGTTGTAAGTTATGATTCTACAACAGGTGTTTTAAAATATTGGCAAGATCGCTCATTGGCAGGATTTAATACCGTAGGCACTGCCCAAACATCCCCACAATATGGATTTGATCTAACAGAATTTACATCATCACCATCTACCGGAGGAAGTTTAACAATTATTCCATCATCTGGATCAAATTTAACAATAGATTCTTTATTTACCGGTATAAGTACTACAATAAATAATAGAACATATTACCTCGGTCAAAATTTTACCAACGGTATTTCATCTCCAGAAGTTAAAAAATATTCTGGAAATATCATATATGTTGATAATAGACCATCAATTACAAGGTCATCCAATCAAAAAGAAGATATCAAAGTCATTTTGCAGTTCTAAAGAATTATGTCCCAACAAACAAATCTCAATGTATCTCCATATTTTGACGACTTTGATTCAACATTAGGATATCATAGAGTTCTTTTTAAACCTGGGTATCCTATTCAAGCTAGAGAATTAACGACATTACAATCAATATTACAAAATCAAATTGAAAAATTTGGTCAACATTTTTTTAAAGAAGGCGCAAAAGTTATTCCAGGAAACACCGGATATACACAACTATATTATTGCGTCCAATTAAATAACACATATCAAGGAGTTCCAGTATCATCTTATGCAAATCAACTAGTCGGAACAAAAATAACTGGGCAAAGTTCTGGTGTAACGGCATATGTTGATAAAATTTTATTGCCACAAGATTCTGAGAGGGGTAATTTAACTCTCTATATCAATTATTTAAATAGTAGTACAAATAATAATTCAACTCAAACATTTTCGGATGGAGAATCTTTAACGTGTGATACAATTATAACTTCTGGACTTTTAGGAAATACATCTATTGCTATTGGCAGTCCATTTGCAACTACACTGGCATCAAATTCTACAGCAACAGGGTCATCATTTCAAATTCAAGACGGTGTTTATTTTATTCGTGGAAACTTTGTCAATGTAAATAAAGAGACTCTTATATTAGATCAATACTCAAATGTTCCAAATTATAGAGTTGGACTATTTGTTAGGGAAGAAATTATAAACTCAAACATCGATGAATCTTTGAATGATAATTCGCAAGGATTTAACAACTATTCAGCTCCTGGAGCAGATAGACTAAAAATATCTGCTAGCTTGTTTAAAAAACCACTTACGGATTTCAATGACGATAGTTTCGTCGAATTATCTACCATAGTTGATGGTAAAATTAAATCAAAAGTCGATCGTGGAGATCTTGGTGGAGGACCAGGATATTTAGATATTAGAGATACTCTTGCAAAAAGAACTTATGCAGAGTCTGGAGATTACTGCGTAACACCATTTAATGTTACTGTTTTAGAATCTTTAAATGATAACATTGGTAATAGAGGAATATTTCAAGAAGGTCAATTTACTTATGGTGGGTCTGTTCCTTCAGATAATTTATCACTATATAAAATTTCTCCAGGCAGAGCCTTTGTTCGTGGATATGACATAGAAACTTTAAATCCTACTTTTATTGATGCCGAAAAGCCAAGAAATACTAAAATAATAGAGGACCAATCAATAATTTACAATACTGGACCAACATTAAGTTTAAATCGAGTTGATGGTTCCCCAATACTTGGAATTGGTAACACATATGTTTTAAGTTTAAGAAATGCTAGATCCGGTTCCGATCCAAAAGTTTTTGCCGGAAAAGAAATAGGAATTGCTAGAGTTTATGATTTTAGATTAGAATCTGGTTCTTATAGCTCAACAAATGGAAATACTAATCAGTGGAATATTTCATTATTTGATGTTCAAACAATCACCAATATTACACTAAATCAAAGTATTACTTTATCAACGCCAACGTTTATCAAAGGATCTAATAGTGGTGCAACTGCATTTTTAAAAGAATCTGTTTCTGCAGGAACAGCTTTAACCGTTTATGAAACTTCTGGAAAATTTTTAGAAAATGAATCTTTAATATTCAATGGAATTGGTAATGGTAGAATTGCAATAGCGGTTACTGAATACTCCATTTCTGATGTAAAATCTGTTTTTGGCACAAATAACGGCGTTGTTGGTGTAGGATCAACTTTTAGTGCGGATGTAGTTCAAAGTATAAAGTTCAATATAGGTATAGCAACAATTAGTGCTGCATCTGGTGGAATAAGTACGATTAGAAGCACAAATCCACAATTTCCGGGAAATATTATAAAATTAGATGATTTAGTGCAATTTAGTAATTCCGAAAATTTAAATATAAGTTATGCGAAAGTAACAAGTATTGGATCTTCTACTGCCACAATTCAAGCGGTGACATCAGTCACGGGAATTGCTTCGGGAAGTCTTCCAACGACACAATTAAATGTAACAGATCTTAAAGTATTAAGTACAAAACTTGAATCATCTTCGAACAATACTCTTTATACTGTTTTGCCAAAATCAAATGTTGCCACTGTAGATCTTACAGAAGCAAATTTGGTTATTAGAAGACTTTTTAAAGTAAATATTTCATCAAATCAACTATCAACACCAGTAATTGCTGGAAATAATGAAACTTTCTTACCGTTTGATGAAGAGAGATATTCTTTAATTAGGTCCGATGGTTCTACCGAGGTTTTAACCTCCGACAAAGTGGCATTTTTGGTCGGAAGCACACAACTTCAAATTTACAATCTTGGAACAAATGATACTGGTGCCACTTTAGTTGCAACTTTGAGAAAAATAAACATTAAAGCAAAAGAAAAAATTAAAAATAGAGTTAATTCGATAACTATAACAAAATCAAAGTATAATGGATCTGGAATTGGATCTACAACGTTAAACGATGGACTTACATATGGAAATTTTCCATTTGGCACGAGAGTTCAAGATGAAATTTTATGTTTAAATGTTCCAGATATTGTAGAAATACATGGAATATTCGAATCGTCCAACACATCAGATGCATCTGCTCCCAAAATAATTTTGTCGTCGATAAACAGCTCCTCCACTACAACATCAGAACTAATTATTGGAGAAATTTTAATTGGACAAACAAGTGGTGCTGTTGCGATATGCGCTGAAAAATTGACCGATTCACAGATTTCATTTATTTACAAAAATGATATCAGATTTAAAGAAGGGGAAACGGTAATTTTTCAAGAGTCTGATGTTCAAGCAATAGTTACAACATTAGACTCTGGTAGTTTTGAAATTTCTTCAAATTATTCTTTTTCTACAGGACAAGAAGAAACTTTTTATGATTATGGAACCATAAAAAGAAAACCAGAGTCTCAAGAACCCACAAAAAGATTAAAAATTTATTTTTCAAATGGATATTATAATTCAACAGATGATGGTGATGTTACTACAGTAGAATCATATCGCCAATTTAATTATTCCAAAGATTTGCAATCAATAAACGGACACTCTGTATCAGATATAATTGATATTCGTCCAAGAGTTTCAACATATACTGTTTCCGAGAATACTAGATCCCCTTTAGAATTTTATGGAAGATCTTTTAATTCTTCTGGAAATTCAGCATCTAATATTTTAGCTTCAGATGAATCAATTTTAACTACTTTTTCTTATTATTTGGGAAGAATAGATAGAATTTTCTTAACAAAAGAGGGGGTGTTTCAAGTAAAATATGGACAACCTTCAGAAAGACCAGAAAAACCAGTCTCTGTTGATGAGGCAATAGAAATTGCAACAATAACCCTACCCCCATATCTTTATACGACAGAACAAGCATCTGTGCAATTTTTAGAGCATAAAAGATATAGAATGGTTGACATTAAACAACTTGAAAATAGAATTAGAAATTTAGAGTACTATACTGCATTATCTCTATTGGAAACAAATACTGCAAATCTTTTTGTTCCAGATTCAGATGGATTAAATAGATTTAAGTCTGGATTTTTTGTTGACAATTTTGGATCCTTTAAACCCCAAGAAGAAAATATATCTATCAAAAATAGTATAGATATTAAAAATAAGGAACTACGTCCAAGACATTACACAAATTCCGTTAACTTAGTTTTTGGTCCCGTTATTAACAATGATCCAACATCTGATCTTGCCTTTTCTACTATTGAAGGAAATAATGTAAGAAAAGGTAATGATGTTGTAACTTTAGATTACGCCGAAATTGAGTGGTTAAAACAAACATTTGCAACAAGATCTGAAAGTGTTACTCCATTTTTAATTAGTTTTTGGCAAGGTACTCTTGAGTTAACTCCATCATCAGATACTTGGGTGGACACCTCAAGATTGGAAGCAAAAATTATTAATACTGAGGGAAATTATGCAGAAACTTTAAATAATTTAGCAAGAACTCAAAATGTAGATCCACAAACAGGATTTGGTCCCATTTTGTGGGATTCTTGGCAAACAAATTGGACTGGAAGAGATGTAATAAACACTTCCAGAACAAGGGAAGTTAGTTTTGGTGGTGAATGGATTGGATGGGCAGGAAGACCGGGAATACCAGGAACTGCTTGGGGAACCAGAACAACCCAAGTAATTAGAGATGATCTAAGAGAAATTGTCGAAACTGGTGTACAAACAAGATCTGGAAATAGAACTATTGTTACTGAACAATTTGATCAAACTTCCGTTGGAGATAGAGTCGTCAGTAGAGATCTCATACCATTTATGAGATCTAGAAATATCGAATTTGTTTCTAAAAGAGTCAAACCTTTAACTCAATTGTATGCATTTTTTGATGGAATTAACGTTACAAAATATTGTGTACCAAAGCTTCTTGAAATTACAATGACATCTGGAACATTTCAGGTAGGAGAAAATGTCATTGGTAGAGTTATTAATACTGGTTTAAACCCAGATTTAACTGACGGAACTCCAAGAATTTCTTTTAGAGTAGCACAATCCAATCATAAGGAAGGTCCATATAACACACCAACATCAATATTTCCCAACAACCCATATACAAATCAACCACTTTCTGGAGCATACTCTTCAACTTCATCAATTTTAAATGTGGATACATTTTCACTTTCAAATCAAGCACAGGGACAATATAGTGGATATGTTGAATCGGGAATGATTTTAATTGGAGAAACAAGTGGTGCAAGAGCAACAGTTACAAATGTGAGATTAATATCCGATCTTTCTGCAACTTTAATCGGAAGTTTCTTCATTCCAAATCCAAATAACGTAAATCACCCTAGATTTGAAACTGGAACAAAAACATTCACACTTTTAAACGATCAAAATAACAATCAAGATACATCTACTACAATTGCAGAAGAAGGATTTTCTTCATCAGGAACTCTTGAGACAGTTCAGGAAAACATAATATCTGTCAGAAACGCAAGAATTGAAAATAAACAAGAATTTGAAAGTAGAAATGTAAATCGTTCTTTGGGAACACAAGTGGTGGGAAGTTCCGTAGTTTCCCAATCGCAAAGAGACGTTGTAATTGGATGGTACGATCCACTTGCACAGTCATTTTTAGTTGAAGATGAAACTGGCGTTTTTCTAACAAAATGCGATGTTTTCTTTAGATCAAAAGATGACATGGATATTCCAGTTGTATTTCAACTAAGAACAATGGAAAATGGTTTTCCAACTCAAAAAGTTTTGCCATTTTCAGAAATAGTTTTAGAACCAGGTAGTGTAAATATTTCTGGAGATGGTTCTGTTGCAACAACTTTTGAATTTAAGGCGCCAGTTTATTTGGAAGGTGGTAAAGAATATGCGATTTGTTTAGCATCCAATTCTACAAAATATAGTGTTTATATTTCTAGAATAGGTGAAAATGATATTTTAACACAAACATTTATTTCTAACCAACCATATCTTGGATCTCTATTTAAATCCCAAAATGCCTCAACTTGGGAAGCAAGTCAATGGGAGGATCTTAAGTTTACTCTTTATCGAGCAGATTTTGTTGAATCTGGATCTGTGGAGTTTTATAATCCGGAATTATCGGAGGGAAATGGACAAATTGCCACTCTACTTCCAGATTCATTAAATCTTAATTCAAGAAAAATAAGAGTCGGTCTTGGAACGACTTTATCAGATTCTGGATATGTTTTGGGAAATACTTTTTCTCAATTAGGTACTAATGCTACAGGTAATCTTGTTGGGGTTGCTGGTTCAGCTGTAGGTTCATTAACAGTTTCTAATGCTGGACTTGGATATACACCGGCAAGTGGAGGATCGACATTTACTGGGGTAAATCTAACCACTGTTACTGGAAATGGACGTGGAGCGATAGCAAATGTGTCGATCAATAATGGTGTTGCTGTTGCTGCCACTATTACCAGTGGCGGATCTGGTTATCAAGTTGGTGATGTTTTGGGAATTTCTACAATAGGATCAACTTCTGTTGGAACAAATGCTAGATTTACTGTTGCCGGAATTGGTGTTACAAGTGAGCTTATCTTAGATAATGTGCAGGGAAATTTTGTAACTGGCGCAGGATACACGATGACATATACGAATAATTCGGGAATTACAACTATACTCAATTATTCCTCTGGCGGAAACGTAACTTTATCATCAATTAATGTTGATAACGATGGACTGCATATTAAAGTCAATCACCAAAATCACGGTATGTATTTTAACGATAATTTGGTTAAGATATCGGGAGTTCTTCCAGATATTAAACCTACAAAATTAAGTGCTCAATATGATGTGGCATCAACAGGTCCAATAACAGTAGACAATGCATCTACTTTTTCGACTTTTGAAAATGTTGGAGTTGGAACAACTAATATAGGATATGCTTTAATTGGAAATGAAATTATTGAGTATACATCCGTGAGTGGGAATATAATTGGTGGAAATATTGTAAGGGGATCCAATCCGTTAACATATCCAATTGGAACGCCAATTTATAAATACGAACTTGGTGGGATTAATTTAAAAAGAATTAATAAAATTCATAATTTAAATGATGTTACTATTAATGATCCAATTACTTTTGATTCTTATCATATTAAATTGAATATGGAGGCATTGGACATTGATAATGATGATAGAAGTAATAATTCAGGATTCCCAGCACTTTATATAAATCAAACAAAATCGGCAGGGGGATATAACATTAAAGCATCACAAAATATGCCATTTGAAATAATAACACCAATGGTTCAAAATATAACTGTTCGTGGAACAAACATTTCTGCTGAATTAAGGACAATTACAGGAAAAAGTATAAGCGGAACGGAAATCCCATATGTGAATAATGGATTTGAACAAATTGCAATTAATGAAACAAATTATCTTAATAGTCCAAGACTAGTTGCATCTAAAGTTAATGAAGACAACAAACTTGCAACTTTACCGGGAGCAAAATCTTTAAATATGAGATTACTACTCAATACAGTAGACACTCGTGTTTCTCCAGTAATCGATGCGCAAAGAGTAAGTGCAATTTTTACATCAAATAGAGTTAATAGCGTAATTTCAAATTACGCTACGGATAGTAGAGTAAATAGTATTGACAGTGATCCTACAGCTTGCCAGTATATATCAAAAGAAATTATTTTAGAAAATTCCGCATCTTCAATAAAAATTTTAGTGTCAGCGCACATTAATTTAAAATGTGATATTAGAGCATTTTATGCTATTAGTGAAAATCCTGGATTTAATCCAATATTCATACCATTTCCAGGGTATTCAAATCTTGATGCAAGGGGTCAAATAATTTCAGAAGAAAATAATAATGGCGAATCTGACACATTTATCACTAAAACAAATACATATGGATTTTCGAGTGATAATATAGAGTATAAAGAATATGTTTTTACTGCTGATCAATTGCCACCATTTAGATCATATAGGATAAAACTACTACTCACATCAACAAGTCAGGTTTATGTTCCAAGAATTAAAGATTTGAGGGTTATTTCACTTGCTTGATATGGATTATTACAATGTAGATGGACACTCTGATTTAGCTAGAGATCCAGAAACAAATTCTATTGTTAATGTAAATAAATTGGAATACGAACAGTATGTTTATAGAAGAACTGCAAAATTAGAAAAGAATCAAAAAGCACAAAATATAGAATTGGAAGTTGCTAATATGAAAGAGGATATTAATGAGATTAAATCACTACTTAGGGAGATTTTAAATGGATCCAAATGAAATAGTATTAGAAAATTTAAATAAAAATTTTGAATATCATAAAGCTTGCATAGAAATAGATTCCATAGACGATATTGAAGATTTGAAAACAATAAGCAAAGCATATATGAAATTATACTTGAAGCAGCAAGAAGTTATTTCAAATATGGCATTTTTAGATAAACGATAAATAATTTAAGAAGTATAAAAAAATGGCGCAACCAACAAGCAGACAAGAATTGATAGATTTTTGTAAAAGGAAACTGGGAGCGCCAGTTTTAGAAATTAATATTGCCGATGAACAGGCAGATGATATAATTGATGATGCAATTCAATATTTTCAAGAAAGACATTTTGATGGTGTTGGGCAAGTTTTTTTAAAATATCAACTTACCCAAAATGATATTGATAGAGGTAGAGCTCCAAATGGAAATTCTCCAACGGCAGGAATAGCAAATACCTCTGCAACAACAACAATTGCTGGGATTTCCACAACATTTACATATAAAGAAAACAGCAATTTTTTGCAGGTGCCACCTTCTGTAATTGGTATTACAAAAATATATCATTTTGATGGTGCCAATACCACAACAAATAATATGTTCAGTGTTAAATACCAATTATTCTTAAATGATATTTACTATTGGGGTTCAACAGAAATATTAACATATGCGATGACAAAAACATATCTTGAGGATATCGATTTTTTACTAACAACACAAAAACAAATAAGATTCAATCAAAGACAAGATAGATTATATTTGGATATTGATTGGGGAAGCGTAAAGGCTGGCGAATATATTATTATAGATTGTTATAGGGCATTGGATCCAAACGATTATGTAAGAGTGTGGAACGATTCATTTCTTAAACAATATGTGACAATTTTATTTAAAAAACAGTGGGGGCAAAATTTAATTAAATTTCAAGGCGTTAAATTACCTGGTGGGGTAGAACTCAATGGAAGGCAGTTATATGATGACGCGCAGAGAGAATTAGATACTTTAATGGAAAAAATGTCAAATACATATGAATTGCCACCTTTAGATATGATTGGATGATATTGTATGTTAAATCCATTTTTTCTTCAAGGATCTGCTGGAGAACAAGGTCTCGTACAAGATTTGATAAATGAACAGTTAAGAATGTATGGTGTTGAAGTTTATTATCTACCCAGAAAATATGTAACAGAAAAAACAATCATAAAAGAAGTAATTCAATCAGAATTTGTCGATGCGTACCCAATAGAGGCATATATTGAAAATTATGAAGGTTATGCTGATAATACAACACTCTTGTCTAAATTTGGAATACAATCCACACAAGAAATAAATTTAGTTATTTCTAAAGAAAGATTTGAAGAGTATATAAGTCCATTAATTAAGAATAAACCAAACATTAAACTATCAACAAGACCCAAAGAAGGTGATTTGATTTATTTTCCTTTGGGAGATAGACTATTTGAAATTAAGTTTGTGGAGCATGAAAAACCTTTTTATCAACTTCAAAAAAATTATATTTACTTATTAAAATGTGAACTCTTTAGATATGAAGATGAAATTTTTGATACTAGTATTGATGAGATAGATGATATTTTGACTGGGGGAGAATCTGATGGATTGTCGGATGATAATATTAATGTTATTTTGGGGCAGACTCAAACTTTAACTTTAGTTGGAACTGGAATAACAGCTACCGCAGTTTCCAGTATAATTTCATCTGGCGGGATAAGATTTATTACAGTTACGAATAGAGGTGGTGGATATATAACCACACCAACTGTGGGAATATCATCATCTCCTATTGGTGGAAAAACTGGAATTGCAACTGCAATTATGATTGGTGGTATAGTTGCTTGTACAGACAATGTAAACCCTAAAGCTCAGTCAGTTCAGAGTGTTGAAATTACAAATCCTGGATCTGGATATACTGTTGCTCCTGGAATTAGATTTATTGGTGGCGGTGGCGCAGGTGCAGCTGCAACAGCTACAATTGGTGACGGAGTAATTGGAATAATAACAGTTACAAATGGCGGATCTGGATATTCCACTTCGCCAACAATTTCATTTACAAATCAAATCTTTAAAGTAGGAGTTTCAACAGCAGCTGCTACGGCTACAGCAGTAGTTAGCGCGGCTGGAACTATCGCTGCAATTAGAATTACAAATGCTGGTTTAGGATATAGTGTTGCCCCTACTATTGTAATTTCAAATCCATCACTTGCTTCTACTGGAAATTTTGTTTTTAATGAAGTTGTTGTTGGGTCTTCTAGCAGTACGACTGCAAAAGTTAGAACTTGGAACTCGATTACAAATATTTTAGAAGTTTCGAATGTTTCTGGATCTTTTATAATTGGCGAAAATATAATCGGATCAACATCCGGAGCTTCACATCAACTAAGACTAATTGATTTAAATGTAAACAATGATGGGTTTTCTGATAATTCAGAAATTGAATCCGAAGCAGACTTGTTAATTGATTTTAGTGAAAGTAATCCATTTGGAGTTCCATAAATAATACTTATTGTTGTTAAATAATACCATAATAGGAATATAAAAATGTTTGAATATTTTTATAACGAAATTTTAAGAAGAACCGTTGTATCTTTCGGCACCCTTTTTAATAATATTTCAATTAAACATACAAATTCCTCTGATGATGTTGTTAGTGTAATTAAAGTTCCATTATCATATGGTCCAACACAAAAATTTCTTGCGCGATTAAATCAATCTGCAGATTTAAACAAATCTACGGCAATTACTTTACCAAGAATGTCGTTTGAATTTACCGGATTAACTTATGATTCCTCAAGAAAAGTTACAACAACACAAACATTTGTTGCAAAAGATCCAGATACTGGAACTGAAACTAAAAAAATGTATATGCCAGTTCCGTATAACATGCAATTTGAACTTTCTATTATGTCAAAGTTAAATGATGATGCACTTCAAATCATAGAACAAATTTTACCTTATTTTCAACCAGCATATAATTTAACAATAAATTTAGTTGAAGAAATTCAAGAAAAAAGAGATGTTCCTATAGTTTTAGAAAATGTAACAATGCAGGACGATTATGAAGGAGATTTTTCGACAAGGAGAGTTCTCCTTTACACTTTAAGATTTACGGCAAAAACATATCTATTTGGACCAGTTTCAAGTGCAACAAAAGATATTATTAAATCTGCAAAAATTAGTTATCTTACTGGCACAGACATTGCAAATACAACTAGGGAAGTTGTATTTACATCGACACCAAGAGCCATAAAAAATTACACTGGAACAATTTTAACAACTTTATCGAAAGATATTTCTGCAACAGATATATTAATAACGGTTGAAGATGCAAGTGGAATTTCTATAAAAACATATTTAGAAATTGAAGGTGAAGAAATATATGTAAAATCTAAAAATGGAAACGTCCTAACTGTTGACAGGGGTAAAGATAATACTACAATTACATCTCACTTAAGAGGTGAAGAAGTTAAATCAATTTCCTCCGCAGATAATGAATTAATTGAAGAAGGTGATGACTTTGGATTTAATGGATCTATAGAATGAAGATGACTAAAAAATTTGATGGATTAAATGAAACGTTTAATATTGATGGAGAAATAGTTCCTATTGAACCTATTGAAAAAGAAACTTCAATACAAAAAATTGAATCAATTGGATCAACCGTCGAAGATATAAAAAAAGACTATGAATACACCAGAGGAAATTTGTATAGTCTCATAGAGAAAGGACAAGAAGCAATTAATGGTATTCTTGATCTGGCACAAGAAAGCGAAATGCCTAGAGCATATGAAGTTGCAGGTCAATTAATCAAAAATGTTGGAGATATCACAGACAAGTTAATGGATTTGCAAAAAAAGTTAAAGGAAGTAGAAGAAGAAAAACAAATAAAAGGACCTACAAATGTTACTAATGCTCTTTTTGTTGGATCAACCGCAGACTTAGCAAAATTTTTAAAACAGCAAACACAAAATGAAAACGTTTAAGCAATTTCAAGAAAATTGGAGCGATAAATATAAAAAGAGTATTGATTGCTCCAATCCAAAAGGATTTTCTCAACGTGCTCATTGTGCGGGAAGAATAAAAAGAGCAAAAAGTGAAAAAACAAAATCCAAATCAATTGAATGAATAGATCAAAGTTTTCACACGTAACAAGGCATCTAAAAGGAAAACAACATCAGTTAGATCCTAATTTAGATTTAAAACAATTAGTTCATCACGCAACAGTTCAATATGTTGATCGTGATGCAGATGGTGACGTTGACGTGTATGATAACCCCAAAAAGAAAACACCCGATGAAAATCCAAAAGATATTAATGTTGGATATGGATCTAAAAAATTGATCAGAAAACAAAAGGGTGAAGTAAAACATACTAAAGTGGGCATGGCTTTTGAAGATCTTCGCAAATGGTTTGGTAAAGGTGATGAAGGTGGTGTTGGCGGCGGCGGGTGGGATAGGTATAACACACAAGGAGAACGTATTGGCAAGTGTGCTCGTGAACCGGGAGAAGCAAAACCAAAATGTTTATCAAAAGAAAAAGCAGCAAAAATGACTAAAGATCAAATTTCTGCTGCGGTAAAGAGAAAGCGTAAAGAGGATCCAGTGGCAGATCGTCCAGGAAAAGGAGGTAAACCAATTATGTCTTCTAACAAAATTAATGAAAATATTTTGGAAGAAAAAAGATATTGTATGAAATGTAAAAAAAGAGAATCCCGTAATGAATGCTCATATGGACCAGAAATGTGGGACAAAATGACAGTGAAAGGATTTATGGAAAGCATGAAACCTGAACCAGACCACGAACATTCAATGATACGTTCAGAACTTGAAACAATTAGGGCAGCAGTTAATAGATTGAAAAAGAAAATGAAAGGCGAAGGTAATGTAGAAGCATGGGTGCAATCAAAAATTACAAAAGCTGCTGACTATATCGATTCTGCTGCAGACTATGTTGAGAGTGGAGAGCATAATGTCCACAATTCAATGGATGAAGAAAAAGGTCCTTGTTGGGTCGGATACAAGCAAGTTGGCATGAAAAAGAAAAATGGTAAAATGGTTCCCAATTGTGTTCCAGAAAATACTGAATATATTATGGAAAAGAATGCTCCAACAAATCCAAAATTATGGGCAAAGTGGAAAGCAAAAGCAAAGGCAAAATTTGACGTTTATCCATCCGCATATGCTAATGGGTGGGCAGCAAAAGGATATAAATCTGATGGCGGTGAATGGAAATCTGTAAATGAAAATCTTAAAGAAGCAGTTCGTATTTCATCTAAAACGGGAAATATTATTTTAGTAACTTTATCTTGGAGAGGAAGATACTACATGATAAAAATGTTTTTCCCCCAGATTTCCAAACCAAATCGTCAAGAAGTACAAGATCAAATTTCTAAAGTTTATCCTGGTTCCAGAGTTCAATCATATCATATTTCAGACATCAAACCAGGTGAACAGTTTTTACAAACTGAAAGTGCTGCATGGACTCGTGAGGAAGGGAAAAACAAAGAAGGTGGTTTGAATGAAAAAGGTCGTAAGTCCTACGAAAGAGAAAATCCAGGAAGTGATCTTAAAGCACCTTCAAAGAAAGTTGGTAATAAGCGTCGTGCTTCATTCTGTGCCAGAATGAGTGGGATGAAAAAGAAACTAACTTCTGCCAAAACTGCTAACGATCCTAATAGCAGAATCAATAAGTCCCTTAGAGCTTGGAACTGCTAAAATGAAATCCTTCAAACAGTTTTTATCAGAAAGTATCACCATTAACGGTGACTTCAACGGAACCTTAAATGTAGGTGGCCCATCTCAAGAACCACAACCTCAAACAGAAGAATTTTCTGCTGATATTGTGTATATGGGAAATCTTCACAGGATTTCTATGGTGACTGAAAGTGGAGTTCCTTCAAAAATTGAACTCACCGGGTATCTTCAGAAAGAATATCCAGGTTCTATTGTTCATCATATATACGTTAAAGAGAATTCAAAAGGTTCTATCAAAGTAACAGACGACAAAAGATATCATCCAGCAAAGTTAGATTGGATTTAGGCGAATAATGGCACAGTGGAATAAGAACACACAGGACTTTCTAAATCAAGAAAGAAGTCTTTTTGAAACTTTTAACATTGCAGATCACTGGGGAAACCAGACAGACTGGAGACCCCAGTTTTCTAATAATAATAGATTAAAAGTTTCACCGTTCCAAACAGTTTTCTTTAATACCTTCCAATATGGTAAAGAGACTGATGTTTGGGATGAGAGGATAGTTGGAGTCGGAACTGCAACTCATAATGTTGCTGCTAGTAATGTGATTATGCAAGTTGGTGTTACCACTGGAAGTAAAGTCATTAGACAGACCAAGAATGTGATGAGATATATTCCTGGAAGACCCGCAACACTTGCATTTGCAATTCGTTTGGAAACACCGCAGGTAGGTATTCGTAGAAGATTTGGATTGTTTGATGAATATAATGGTGCTTATTTTGAGGATGATGGAGGAACATATTCTTATGTCATTCGCACATCTACATCTGGTATTACTACAGAAGTAAGAGTTAGTAGAGATGATTGGAATGGTGAAAAGTTTGATGGTAATGGTTGGACTGGTGTAATCGCAGACCCAACAAAACAACAGATGATTTCTATTTCATATGAATGGTATGGTGCAGGGACTGTAGAATTTAATTGGTTGATGAAAGGTGAAACGATTAGAAGTCACAAATTTGATAATTCAAATAGTCTAGATAAAGTTTGGTGTTCTACACCATTTCTTCCCATTCGTGTAGAGATTGAAAATGTAACTGGTGTTGCAGGAACTCATTACATCTATCAGGGTTCTAATTCTCTTATTCAGGAAGGAGAACCAGAAAAACTTGGAACTCTTGTAAGTATCGCAAATCCCATTACGGGGACAACGATGACATCTGCAAACACATTTTATCCTATTGTAAGTATTCGTTTAAAATCTGATGATTTATCTGCAGTGATGCTTTTGAGATCTCTACAGGCAGCAACGAATGATAATACAAATATATATTGGAAACTTATTCAGAATGCAACAAATACAGGCGGAACTTGGGTAGATCATCCAGATCCAAACTCTTTTATGCAATATAATATTACTGAAACTGCAACGACTGGTGGAACTACTTTGTTAAATGGATTTGTTGTTGGTGGTGGTTCAGCATTGATTAATGTTGATGATAGGGCAGATTTACAACTTGGAAGATCTGGTATTGGAACAATCAGTGATACTTACACTCTTGCTTGTGCATCTCCGAATACCAACAAAGCAGCACTTGCAGTATTAAACTGGATTGAACAAAGGTAATTTTTTATGAGTGACGTATATCTTGGTAATCCATTATTAAAAAAAGCAAATACCCCAATTGAGTTTACTCAAGAACAAATTATCGAATTTGTAAAATGCAAAGATGATCCGGTTTATTTTGCAAAAAATTATGTAAAGATCGTAACCCTTGATAAAGGATTACAACCATTTGCGATGTATCCTTTTCAAGAAAAATTGGTGAATAATTTTCACCAACATAGATTTAATATTTGTAAGATGCCACGACAGACTGGTAAATCGACTACTGTTGTGTCGTTCCTGCTTCATTATGCAGTCTTTAATGATAATGTTAACATAGGCATTCTCGCAAACAAAGCAGCAACAGCAAGAGAACTTTTAGATAGGTTGCAAACTGCATATGAAAATCTACCAAAATGGATGCAACAAGGAATCATCGCATGGAATAAAGGATCTTTGGAACTGGAAAATGGAAGCAAAATCTTGGCTGCTTCTACTTCTGCTTCTGCGGTTCGTGGTATGTCATTCAACATCTTGTTTTTGGACGAATTTGCGTTCGTTCCAAATCACATCGCAGATTCATTCTTTGCATCAGTTTATCCTACAATTACTTCAGGTAAAAGCACAAAAGTGATTATTGTTTCCACTCCACATGGCATGAATCACTTCTACCGAATGTGGCATGATGCTGAGAAAGGTAAAAATGAATATATTTTCACTGACGTTCATTGGAGTGAAGTTCCTGGAAGAGATGAAGCATGGAAAGCGCAAACTATTGCAAACACTTCTGAACAACAATTTAAAGTTGAGTTTGAATGTGAGTTTTTAGGGTCTGTTGACACATTAATTGCACCATCTAAATTAAGAAATTTAGTATATGATCATCCCAAAACACGTAGTGCGGGATTGGATGTTTATGAAGATCCAATAGAGGATCATGACTATCTCATCACTGTAGACGTTGCTAGAGGTGTTGGAAATGATTATTCAGCATTTGTTGTAGTAGATATCACTCAGTTCCCACATAAAGTGGTGGCAAAGTATAGAAATAATGAAATTAAACCTATGCTTTTTCCAAGCATTATTGAAGAAATTGGAAAAAGTTACAATGAGGCATACATTTTATGCGAAGTTAATGATGTTGGAGATCAAGTAGCAAGTATTCTTCAATACGATTTAGAATATAAAAATTTACTAATGTGTTCTATGCGAGGTAGAGCAGGACAAATAGTTGGGCAGGGATTTTCTGGAAAGAAAACTCAACTTGGAGTTAAGATGTCTAAGACTGTCAAAAAAGTAGGATGTCTTAATCTTAAGACAATGATTGAAGAAGATAAGTTATATTTGAACGATTACGAAATTATATCCGAACTTACAACATTTATTCAAAAGCACAATTCATTTGAGGCAGAAGAGGGATGCAACGATGACCTCGCAATGTGTCTTGTAATCTATGCTTGGTTGGTCGCACAAGACTACTTTAAAGAACTTACTGACCAAGATGTAAGAAAAAGATTATATGAGGAACAAAAAAATCAGATAGAGCAAGATATGGCACCATTTGGATTTGTTTCGGATGGATTAGATGAAAGTAGTTTTGTTGATGAGGATGGTGATAGGTGGTTTTTAGATGAATATGGAGATCGTTCTTATATGTGGGAATACATGTAATGGATTTAGATAGACAAATTAAATTGGGACATTTATTATTTACTGATAGAAAATGTAGGATATGTGACGAAGTAAAAAATTTAGTTGATGGATTTTATAGAACTCGTAAAGATAGGGGTTTTGTTGCATCATCATATTCATATGAGTGTAAAGATTGCACAATAAAAAGGGTAGTAAATAGTAAAAAAAATAATATTCTAAAAGTTTCAGATAAAGAATATCCTGATTGGTAAATATTCGCGCTAAGTTTCCCCCACCAAAAATAACATTTTAATAAATATTTTTTAGATAAACTGAGACTTTCAGGAGAAAAAAATGGCGACTCCTCAATTATCTCCAGGCGTTCTCGTCAGAGAGGTTGATTTAACAGTAGGAAGAGCTGATAATGTTTTAGACAATATTGGTGCTATTGCTGGACCTTTCTCAATTGGACCCGTTAACGAACCAATTGACATCACCACAGAGCAAGATCTAATTAATGTATTTGGTAAACCTTTATCAACTGATGCACAATATGAGTATTGGATGAGTGCTTCATCCTTTCTTTCATATGGCGGAATTCTTAAAGTTGTTAGAACTGGCGGATCAACTCTTAATAATGCAAATGCGGGGGTTGGAATAGCATATACAACTGCATTAGATATCGATAATTATGATGATTATATTAATAATCATTCAGAAGCAACAGATTTTACATTCGCAGCAAAAAATCCAGGAACTTGGGCAAATGGTTTAAAAGTTTGTTTTATTGATGATAAAGCAGATCAAATCATCGGTATTACAACATCTAACCTTTCTACTGCTGGCGCCACAATTGGTGCTGGTGTGACTGCTTCACTTTCAGGAGTTGTAATTCCAGGAACAGGAACCACATCTTCTTTCAGTGGATATTTGAAAGGAATAATCACGGGAGTAACAACAGATTCTACCAATTCATCAAGTACAATTGAAGTAAAAATTGTTTCTCGAGTAGAAACAGTCGGTAGTGGATCAACAGAAACAAAGATCAATTATGCAGAAGGGTCTGCATTTGCAGCATTTGATGTGTCTGATAGTTTATATTTTATCAATAGTGTTGGAGTTAACACGGGAGTTTCAGCCTCCTCACCATATACCCCAACATCTATTAGTGACTGGTATGATAATCAAACTTTAGGTCTTACAAATACAACTATTTTTTGGAAAGAACTTGCGCCAAAACCAGTATCAAACATCTACGCAACAGAGAGACAAGGTAAAAATGATGCTCTTCATATAGTTGTTGTTGATGATACTGGATCAATTACGGGAATTCGAGGAAATGTTATTGAAAAACATTTAGGACTTTCTAAAGCGTTTGACGCAATATCGAATGTCAATTCTCCACAAAAAATTTGGTATGAGCAATATATTGCCGATTTTTCTCAAAATGTTTATGCTGGAGGAAATCCATCAAATTCTTCAGATTCTTATCACGGCACGACACCTGTTGCAACAGGATTTACAACTTATTCGGGAGTTAAATCTGCATCATTTACACCAATTTCAATTGCAAGTGGTCTTTGGGGACAAGATGCTCAAGGAATAACTTACAGCGCAATTGGAAATGTATCTTATACATTAAATGGTGGAGTTGATTATTCTACTAGTGGTGGAATGAAAGCAGAATTAAGTGATCTAGTTACATCATATGGATATTTCCAAAACAAAGATGAAATTGAAGTTGATTATTTAATCATGGGCCCGGGGCTTACAAACCAGGAAGATTCGCAAGCAAAAGCAAATTATATTATTTCTCTCGCAGAATCAAGAAAAGATTGTATTGCTTGTATTGGACCACATAGAGCGAATTTAATCGGAATTACAAATACTACTACACAAACAAATAACTTAATTAATTATTTTAGTCCACTAAATTCTTCATCTTACGCTGTGTTTGATAGTGGATATAAGTACACATATGATAGATTCAATAATAAGTTCCGTTATGTTCCAACAAATGCAGATATTGCAGGATTGATGACTCGAACAAATATTGTTTCTTACCCTTGGTTCTCGCCTGCTGGACAACAGCGTGGATTAATTAATAATGCAGTTAAACTTGCATATAATCCAAATAAGACTCAAAGAGATAAATTATATCCTTTGCGAATTAACCCCATTGTTACTCAACCAGGAATTGGATCTCTTCTTTTTGGCGATAAAACTGCTCTCGGATATGCTTCAGCGTTCGATAGAATTAATGTTCGTCGATTATTTCTCACAATAGAACAGGCTTTACAAAGAGCAGCTGAAGCTCAACTTTTCGAATTAAATGATGAATTGACAAGAGCAAATTTCAGAAATATTATTGAACCATATCTCCGTGATGTTCAGGCAAAAAGGGGTCTATATGGATTCCTTGTTGTTTGCGATACAACAAACAACACTCCTGATGTTATTGATAACAATGAATTTAGAGCAGACATTTTCCTGAAGCCAACAAAATCTATTAACTACATCACACTAACATTTGTTGCCACTCGCACAGGTGTAAGTTTTGAAGAAGTTGCAGGAAGAGTTTGATATTATCATCTAAATAACACAAGGAGGATTTAAAAATGGCAACAACAAGAGAGAACAAAACAATTTCTCAATTTAAATCAGCACTTATAGGTGGTGGTGCTCGTCCCAATCTCTTTGAAGTAGAGTTAACAACTCTCCCTAATGGTATTGCTTGGGATGCGGACAATTTTAGATTTATGTGTAAGTCTGCCGCACTTCCAGCACAAAATGTGGCATCAATTGATGTTCCTTTTCGTGGAAGAATTTTTAAAGTTGCTGGTGATAGAACAATTGATGTTTGGACAGTAACTGTTATTAATGATGAAGGATTTGTTTTAAGAAATGCATTTGAGGAATGGTCCAATTTAATTGCCGATCTTGGCACTAATCTTGGAGCAACAGATCCATCAGCATATATGGTAAATGCCAAAGTTTATCAGTTAGGCAGAGGATCTGTTGCAAGCAGCAGGGACAATTTAGGTAATGCAAACGCAGTGTTAAAAGAATATGAATTTATTGACATTTTTCCAACTAATGTAGCACAAATTGATCTTTCATACGATTCTTCAGATACAATTGAAGAATTTACTGTAGAATTCCAAGTTCAATCGTTTACTTATACTGGAGCGGGTGGTCCTAACCCATAATAAATAGTAAAAGGTTAGAATACACTAAATAAATTATGGCAAAATTATTTGGGTTCTCCATAGAGAACACTGAACCACTATCTCCTACAGCAGTTTCCCCCGTCCCACCTAATAATGAGGATGGGGTTGACCACTATATGAGTAGTGGTTTTTTTGGTTCATATGTTGATATAGAAGGAGTTTATAGAACAGAATTTGAATTACTCAAAAGATATCGTGAAATGGCACTTCATCCAGAAGTAGATAGTGCTATTGAGGATATTGTCAATGAAGCAATTGTTTCGGATACGAATGACACACCAATTCAAATTGATTTGGATAATTTAAATGCAAGTGATGGGATAAAGAAAAAAATAAGACAAGAGTTCAAATATATCTTAGACTTATTAGATTTTGATAAAAAATCACACGAAATATATAGAAATTGGTATATTGATGGTAGAATTTATTATCACAAAATTATAGACTTAAAAAATCCCCACGAGGGAATACAAGAACTTCGTTATATTGACGCAACAAAAATGCGTTTTGTTCGGCAACAAAAAAATAAACCAGAAAATAAATTTAATGCTATTAGCCGAATTCAAAGTGATAATCCTATGGATTATGAATTTCCCGAAATTGAAGAATATTTCATTTATAACCCCAAAACTCCTTATCAGTCCGCTAATCCATCCCAAACTGGTGCAAGTCAAGGAATTAAAATAGCAAGAGATGCTGTTACTTATTGTACGTCTGGATTGGTAGATAGAAATAAAGGAAATACTTTATCTTACCTACACAAGGCAATTAAATCACTTAACCAACTTCGTATGATTGAAGATAGTCTCGTTATCTATAGACTGTCTCGTGCTCCAGAAAGAAGAATTTTCTATATTGATGTGGGCAATCTTCCAAAAGTAAAAGCAGAGCAATATCTCCGTGATGTTATGATGCGTTATCGTAATAAACTTGTTTACGATGCAAATACTGGAGAAATTCGTGATGATAAAAAATACATGGCGATGCTTGAAGATTTTTGGTTACCTCGTCGTGAAGGTGGAAGAGGAACAGAAATTACAACTTTGCCTGGTGGACAAAATTTAGGGGAAATTACAGACATTGAGTATTTTAAGAAAAAACTTTATCGCTCATTAAATGTTCCACCATCAAGAATGGATGGTGAGGGTGGATTTAATCTTGGTCGCTCTTCTGAAATTTTAAGAGATGAGTTAAAATTTAGTAAATTTGTTGGAAGATTAAGAAAAAGATTTTCCAATATGTTTAGTGATATGCTTAAGACCCAATTAATTTTAAAAAATATTGTGACTCCAGAAGATTGGGAGTCTATGAGTGAGCATATTCAATATGATTTTCTTTATGATAATCATTTTGCAGAACTAAAAGAATCAGAGTTATTGAATGAAAGACTTACAATGGTTGCAACTGCTGAACCATATGTCGGGAAATATTTTTCTCAAGATTATGTAAGAAGAAAAATTTTAAGACAAACTGATGTAGAAATTCTTGAGCAAGACGCTTTAATTGATAAAGAAATTAAAGATGGTATTATCTCAGATCCAAATGCTCCAATTGAACAAGATTTCGCAACTCCAGGAGTACAACAAAGTACATCTCAAATGGATTTGGGGAGACCTATTATGGAACCAGATTTAGAATCACAAGCAACAAAATCTACACAACTTCCAAAGGGCGGAGAGATATAAATACTAACAGTTAATTATTGATTGTTAAAATGGACGAACTCCTGGATATGATTGTTACTGATGAATCACCATCACAAATAAGCGATAAGATTAAAGAATTATTGTTTACGAAATCCGCAGAAAAGATAGATGCTTTTCGTCCTTTAGTCGCATCGGACGTTTTTGGAACAGATTCCATTGAATCAGAAACTGAAAACGAATGAGAATTTTTAATAAATAACTAAAAGTATGTCATACAAATAATGGCTCATAGACCAGTTGGGGCTGGATCCTCATTTACATTTACTGCTGGAACCGCATCAACATCATCCACATTTTCCGTCCAATCTAATGTGTTGAGAGTTGTTGCAGTTGGAGCGGCAGCACATATTTCAGTTGGATCAACTCCTTCAGCAACTTCATCGGATTATTATGTTCCGTCTGGTGGAACTGCAACTCTTGCATTAACTAAAGCATCAAATCGTGTCGTAGGGGTCATAACTGGCACAACAACTGTAGTTACAGTTCCAGAGGGAACACAAGTTCCCTTTGGTGTTGATGATTATGTTACTTTGTCCGTAAGTGGACAATCATATTACAACTTCACTCACCAAAAAGTTTTGTCGGTGGATACTACATCCAATATTGATGGATATTTCCAAAAAAGAATGACAATTAATTACAATTCAAGTGGCATTGTAACTGCATTTTCCTCAGTAGATGCAACAATTAGTGCCTCAAATAAAGTTTCTGCATATGGTTTAGGTTCTGGAACTGTTTACTATCAACAAGTACAAATTTCGGGAGATGCTTAAAATGAAACTAATCACCGAAGAAATCGAAAAGGTAGAAGTTATTACCGAAAGCATAAATGGTAGAAAAAATCTTTTTATTAAAGGGATTTTTCTCCAGGCAGAACAAGTGAACAGAAACGGTAGAATGTACCGTATGCCTGTAATGGAAAGAGAAGTAAAGCGTTATACTGAACAATACGTGAATAAAGGTCGTGCTTTAGGTGAACTTGGACATCCAGACGGTCCTACAGTAAATCTTGATAGGGTTTCACATAAGATTACAGAACTTTACCGTGATGGAAATAATTTTGTTGGTAAAGCGCAAATTTTATCCACTCCAATGGGCAAAATTGCAGAATCACTTTTAAAGGAGGGTGTTTGTCTTGGCGTCTCTTCTCGTGGTATAGGATCATTAAGAGAGACCCGTGAAGGATATAAAGAAGTTGGTGAAGATTTTATGCTTGCAACTGCTGCAGACATTGTTGCAGATCCTTCAGCGCCTGATGCTTTTGTTCAGGGAATTATGGAGGGGAAGGAATGGATATGGGACGGTAACATTTTAAGAGAAAAAGTAGCAAACAATACTAAAAATAAAATAAATACTCTTGTTGATGAAGGTATTCTTGAAGAATACAAACTGTCATTATTTAATGAGTTTTTAAATAAACTGTAAATTATTAAATTATAAATAAATATAGATTTCATAAAGGAAAATCGGAGAGTTCAAATGTCTCGTGGTACACAATTACAAGAAATGGAAGTAGGCACTAAGCAATCCAAAACTGCAGTTAATGCTGGAGCAAAAGCAGCAGAACCAATGCCTAGCCTTTCAGGATTAACACCAGGACAAACTGGTTCTTGGGAAGATCTTGGAGGACCTACACCAGAAAATTATAAGTCTGATGATGATTCTGCAAAGTTAAAAACTCCAGGAACATCTCTTAAGCAAGTTAAGGATGTTGTTAATAAAGGAGCAACACCTGCAGACTCAATGAAAGGTGTAAAAGAGGAGGAAGAACTTGAAGATGATGAAGTGATTGCCGAGTCTGAAGAGGAAGAACTTGAAGATGATGAAGTGATTGCCGAGTCTGATGATGAAGAGGAAGAAGGTGATGATGAAGAGGAAGAAGGTGATGAGGAAGATTATGATATTGAAGAAGATGTAAATGCACTTCTTGCTGGAGAGAATCTTTCCGAAGAATTCCAAGAAAAAGCGAAAACAATTTTTGAGGCAGCAATTACTTCAAGAATTTCCAAAATTCAAGAATCACTCGAAAATCAATACGCAGTTGCACTTAAAGAAGAAGTAGAAGAGATTAAAGAAATTCTTTCCGAAAGAGTAGATTCTTATTTGGAATATGTTTCTGATGAATGGTTCCAAGAGAACGCATTAGTTGTTGAAAAAGGTCTAAAGGAGGAGTTGACTGAATCCTTTATGACTGGTCTGAAAGGACTTTTTGAAGAACATTATGTATCAATCCCTGATGATAAATATGATGTACTTGAGAGCATGGTAGAAAAACTTGATGAAATGGAGACAAAACTCAACGAGCAAATAGAAAAAAATGTTTCCCTAAACAAGCGTCTCGCAGAGTCGGTTGCTGATGGAATCTTTGAACAGGTTTCTGAGGGTCTTGCGGCTACTCAGAAAGACAAGCTCGCTTCACTTGCCGAAAGTGTTGAGTTTGAAAGTGAAGACGAATATCGTGAAAAACTGGAGACTTTGAGGGAAGCATATTTCCCAACTAAAGGATTTTCTCCATCTGCTAAATCTGAGTCCCTCTCTGAGGGTGTAGACAATTCACCTGAAAATATTTCAGGCACTATGGCTGCATATTTGAACACTCTTTCAAAATTTAGCAAATAATTGAATTTAATATAATTCAAACCCAAACATTCACTTACAAAAGGTAAACGCAAATGTTCCATTCAGAGCAATTGCAGGAAAAGTGGGCACCTCTTCTTAACTATGATGGACTTGATCCAATCAAAGATTCACACAGAAGAGCAGTAACCGCTGTCCTGTTAGAAAACCAAGAAAGATTTTTAAGAGAGCAATCAGCATTTGATCATGGATCAATGGGAATGCTGATGGAATCTCCAACCAACAGCGGCAACGCTGCTGGTGCCCAGGGCGCTTTCGGTGGAGACGCTACCGCCGGTGGTCCTGTTGCAGGTTTTGATCCTGTTCTTATTTCATTGATCAGACGTTCAATGCCTAATCTGGTCGCTTACGACCTCGCTGGCGTTCAACCAATGAGTGGTCCTACTGGACTAATCTTCGCAATGCGTTCACGTTATACTAATCAGTCTGGCACTGAAGCATTTTATAACGAATCTGACACTACATTTTCAGGCACAGATTCTGGTTTTGATACTACACTTACTCGTGATTTCTCCGACGTTAATGCTGGTATTGGTACAACTATCCAGGCCGGTACCAATCCTTCAGTTCTAAATCCAGTTGGAACCGCAACTTCAACGGCATATAACGTTGGACAAGGTATGCCTACTGGTGATGCAGAAAATCTTGATAGTGGTTCGAACGCATTCAATCAAATGGCTTTCTCAATCGAGAAAGTTACTGTTACTGCTAAGTCAAGAGCACTGAAAGCAGAGTACAGTCTTGAGCTTGCACAAGACCTTAAAGCAATTCACGGTCTGAACGCTGAAGCGGAATTGGCAAATATTCTGTCAACTGAGATTCTTGCCGAAATCAACCGTGAAGTTATCAGAACCATTTATAAGGTTGCTGAGCAAGGTGCCGTTCAAAACGTTGCAACTGCTGGTGTATTTGACCTTGATGTTGATTCAAATGGTCGTTGGTCAGTTGAAAAGTTTAAGGGTCTACTCTTCCAGATCGAGAGAGATGCAAACGCAATCGCACAAAGAACTCGTCGTGGAAAGGGCAACATCATCCTATGCTCTGCTGATGTCGCTTCCGCTTTAACGATGGCTGGCGTGCTTGATTACACCCCTGCCCTCAATGCTAACCTAAACGTTGATGACACGGGCAACACCTTTGCTGGTGTTCTTCAAGGTAAGTATCGAGTTTATATTGATCCTTATGCTGCTAACCTAACATCGGGTAATGCAACTCCAGGAAACCAATACTACGTTGTTGGATATAAGGGTTCTTCACCTTATGACGCAGGTCTGTTTTATTGCCCATATGTTCCTCTCCAAATGGTTCGTGCCGTTGGTGAGAACTCCTTCCAACCAAAGATTGGCTTTAAGACCCGTTACGGTCTTGTTGCTAATCCATTTGCAGAAGGAACCGATCAGGGTCTTGGTCGTCTCAAAGTTAACACTAACCGCTATTATAGAAGAGTTGCGGTCAAAAATCTCATGTAAATCTCATATGAGATCATCTGGAGGACCTCAAAGGTCCTCTTTTTTTATAAATAATATAGTTAAAAACTTCGGTGATGTTTTATATTTACAAATCTACCAATAAAATTAATAATAAATTTTATATTGGTAGATGCAAAGGTCCTATAGAAAACAGAGAATATAAACACTGGTGGTACGCTACCAATAAAAACACTAATGCACCGTTCTCAAATGCTTTACGTAAGTATGGACGAGATAATTTTATATGGGAAATTATAGAAGAAACTGATGAAAATAATAATGGAGAAAGAGAAATATACTGGATAGATAAACTAAAACCATACTACAACGCTACTTTAGGGGGAGATGGTGGAACACTTGGTCGGCAATGCCCAGAACATGTAAAGGAAGCAACAAGGCAATCAAGAATAGTATCCGTTAAAGATAGAAAAACTGGAAAAATTTATAAATCTATGAAGGACGCCAGAAAAGATATTGGAGTTTTGGAAAGTAGTATAAGTAGGTCTATAAAATACAATAGACCCGGAAGTAGATGGGAAAGAGTTATCTAAATAGTTCAAAAAATGACATCTCAGATTGAAAATAGAAACTTTCTTTCCCCAACAGGATTTAAGTTTACTCTTAAAAGAAGTCCAAAGGTTGCATTCTTTTGCAATCAAGCAAACATTCCAGATATATCTTTAGGTGTTGCTGTTCAAACAACTTGGTTAAAAGACATTGATACTCCTGGAGACAAGATAATTTTTGGTGATTTAAATCTTAGATTTTTAGTTGATGAAAATTTAGAAAATTATATGGAAATCCAAAGATGGATCCGTGGATTGGGATATCCAGAAAGTATGCAAGAATTTCGTAATTTGGAAAATTCTGGAACTGTTGGTGGAATTTATGCCAACGAAGGAGATAATATTTACTCAGATGGAACTTTACAAGTTTTAAGTAGTAATTTGGTTGCAAAATTTAATGTAAATTTTAAAGATTTATTTCCATATTCATTATCTACAATTTCATTTGATGCTACTAACACTGATATACAGTACTTTACAGCAGACGTAGGTTTCAAGTATACTATTTACGATATAACTACGCTTGGTGGAACTCCCCTATGAGTATTGATCTTGATAAAATTCAAGAAATGTGGGAAAAAGATTCAAAGATAGATCCAGACAATTTACATACGGAATCTTTAAATATTCCAGTTCTTCACGCAAAATATTTTGATTTGTATAATACGATTTTTCTTTTAAGAAAAAAAGCAGAGCAACAAAAAAGAAATATTCGACACGAACGTTATGAATATTATTCAGGAAAATCGGATCCAGAAGTTTATGTAGAAAATCCCTTCCCCAAAAAGATTCGTGATAAAGATACTATGCAAAAGTATCTTGATGCAGATGAAAAACTTTCATCTGTTTGTTTGAAAATAGATTATTACGACACAATGCTTACTTACATTGAAAGCATTCTTAAAATGATACAAAACAGAACATATCAAATTAAAAACTCAATTGAATTTATGAGATTTAATGCTGGACTGGGGTAAATAAATATTCATAGATGAATGAAGATGTGTGAGTGAGAAAGCAGCAAATCTTGTAATATCAAAATCAAACGAAGTATTTCTTAAGATTAAAACAGAACCTCATATTGAATATGAGTTAAGGGATCATTTTAAGTTTGATGTTCCAAATGCAAAGTTTATGCCACAATATCGTGGTAGAAATTGGAATGGAGAAATTCATTTATATGATACAAGATCCAAGCAAATCTATGTTGGATTGTTGGATAAAATTGTTTCTTTTTGTAAGCAATATAATTATACTTATGAATTTGAAGAAAATAAATTCTACGGACAACCTTTTGAGATTAATGAGGGGATATCTTTAGAAGGTGTTAAAGATTATATGCAATCTATTTGCGTTCATACTCCTCGTCCGTATCAAGTAGAGGGAGTATACGATGCTCTAAGACATAATCGAAAGCTATTGATAAGTCCCACTGCATCAGGCAAATCTCTGATGATTTATTCGTTAGTGAGATACTATGTTGATAGGAACGAAAAAATACTTTTAGTTGTTCCCACGACAAGCTTGGTAGAACAAATGTATAAGGATTTTCAGGATTATGGTTGGGATGCTGAGTCATATTGCCACCGCATTTATTCTGGAAGAGAAAGGACAAATGAATATCCAGTTACGATTACAACCTGGCAATCTGTATATAAGCTGGAACGTTCATTTTTTGAGGAGTATGGTGTCATTATAGGTGATGAAGCTCATTTATTCAAGAGCAAATCATTGATACAAATTATGACTAAACTTCATCATGCAAAATATCGTTTTGGTTTTACTGGAACTTTAGATGGAACACAAACTCATAAATGGGTTCTTGAAGGATTATTTGGTCCTTCATATAAAGTTACAAAAACTGATGAGTTAATGAAACAGGGACACTTGTCTCAACTTGATATTCGTTGTCTTGTACTTAAACACCCATCACAAAAATTTGAAACTTATGAGGATGAAATTCAATATTTAATATCTCACGAAAAAAGAAACAAATTTATTCAAAATCTTGCTTTAGATTTAAAAGGAAATACATTAATTCTTTTTTCGAGAGTAGAAGCACACGGAGCAATACTCTACGAAAAGATAAATAATAATAAGCGAGATGACCGTAAAGTATTTTTTGTACATGGTGGAGTGGATGCTGAAGAAAGAGAATTAGTTAGAGAGATTACTGAAAGAGAAAACAATGCAATTATTGTTGCTTCTTATGGAACTTTTTCTACTGGTATCAATATTAAAAATCTCCATAATGTTATCTTTGCCTCTCCAAGTAAATCAAGAATTCGAAATCTTCAAAGTATTGGACGAGTTCTTAGAAAAGGAAAAGATAAAGTAAAAGCAACACTTTATGATATTGCTGATGATTGTTCGAGTAAATCTAGAAAAAATTACACTTTAAATCATTTTATAGAAAGAATTAAAATTTATAATGAAGAGAATTTCAATTATGAAATAATTACAATTCAATTAAAACAATGATAGAAGAAGATTTTTATGCAACAGTTAAGTTAAAAACAGGTGAAGAAATATTTGCTAAAGTGGCAGCTTCAGAGGAAGAAGGTAGAACAATGTTGATTGTTTCTAACCCAATTATTATATCTGAAATAAAAAGTAGAACAGGTGTTAGTGGATATAAATTAGAACCTTGGTTAAAAACAACAACTGATGATATGTTTATTATTAATTTCGAAGATGTATTAACTCTTTCGGAGTCTTCTGACATTGAAATGATTATCTTATATCAAAATTATATTAGACAATCATCTAAAAGAAATACATCGTCTAAAATTAGTCGTAAAATGGGATATATATCATCAGTGACTGATGCTAAAGAAATATTAGAAAAGATCTTTAAGGGTAGCTAATACAGTCCTTTTAACCCTGACAAAGGTTATTGTACACACTTTTAAGCACCTTGTCAAGCACATATGAAAGTGTTATAATATCTACATAATAATGATAAGAATTTATGATAACCACAGCAATTATGACCAAGAGAAAAAGGTCAGAGCATTACGTTAACAATAAAGAGTTTCTTGCAGCACTTATTAAATATCGTGAAGATAAAGAAATTGCAGAGATTCAAGGAAAACCAAAGCCTCCTATTCCACGCTACATTGGAGAGTGTTTTCTGAAGATTGCTAATCACTTATCCTTTAAACCAAACTTTGTGAACTATATGTTCAAAGAGGATATGATCTCTGATGGTATTGAAAATTGTGTTCAGTATATTCATAACTTTAATCCAGAGAAGTCTCAAAATCCTTTTGCATACTTCACTCAAATCATTCACTACGCTTTCCTTCGCCGCATTCAAAGAGAAAAGCGTCAATTAGAAATTAAAAACAAAATTCTTGAAAGGTCTGGATTTTCTGAAGTATTTGACGACAACAGCCTTGACGGAAGCAACTACAGCGACTATAATTCTATTAAGGATAATATTCACTCCAAACTTCGTTACTGAATGAAAGTCGCCATTATTACAGACACTCATTATGGTGCTCGTAAAAATTCAAAACTTTTTCATGATTATTTTAAAAAGTTTTATGATAATGTTTTTTTTCCGACAATAGATGAAAAGGGAATTAAAACAATTGTTCATATGGGAGACGCTTTTGATAGTCGTAAAGGTATTGATTTTTCTGCCCTATCTTGGGCTAAAGATAATATTTTTGATCCCATAAAGCAAAGAGGTATCAAGTTACATTTAATTGTTGGCAATCATGATAGTTACTATAAAAACACCAACGAAGTAAATGCTGTTGATTTATTGCTTCGTGAATATGACAATGTAACTGTATATTCTGAACCAATAGAAGTTAAACTTGATAAATTGAATGTTCTTTTTATACCTTGGATTAATCAAGAAAATGAAGAGAATGCTCTCAAGATGATTCAAAAGTCATCATCCAAATGTGCGATGGGACACCTTGAACTTCGAGGATTTAGAGTCAATAAACAACTTGTGATGGAACACGGGTTGGAAAGTAAAGTTTTTGATAAATTCAAACTTGTTTTCTCAGGACACTATCATACTCGTTCTGATAATGGGACAGTTTTTTATCTAGGAAATCCATATGAAATGTTCTGGAATGATGTAAATGATGAAAGGGGATTTCATATTTTTGATACAGAAACTTTAGAAAAAACTGCAATCAATAACCCTTATCGTTTGTTTTATAATATTTACTACGAAGATACAAACTACCAAACCTTTAATACAAAAGAATATGAGAACAAAATTGTGAGAGTGATTGTTCGTAAGAAAACTGATATCAAAAAGTTTGAAAAATTTATTGATAAATTATATTCTTCTAATATTGCAGAACTCAAAATTATTGAAAACTTTGCAGTTCCAGAACTTGAAGATTTTGAAGCATTTGAATCTGAAGATACTTTATCAATTTTGAATAGGTATATTGAAGAAGCAGAAATTAATCTTGATAAATCAATCGTTCAAAAAATGATTCAAGAAATTTATCAAGAAGCTTGTGAGTTAGTATAATGTTTATTCTAACGATCGAAGGTAGAGAAAAAGAAGGTGCATATTCAGTAACCGATGATGATGGGGAGCAAATCATTTATTTATTTGAAGAAGAAGATGATGCGGTAAGATATGCTATGATGTTGGAGGATGATGGATATCCTGAAATGCATGTGATTGAAATTGAAGACGAGGTTATGATAAAAACTTGTGAAATGCACGATTACAAATACACTGTAATTACTGCAAATGATATTGTAATTCCTCCTGAAACTGATTATGATCTTATTTAAAACAATACGGTGGAAGAATTTTCTTTCAACTGGTAATCAATACACCGAAATTGATTTCACTGAAAATTCTACGAATTTAATTATTGGTACAAATGGTGCCGGAAAAAGTACAGTACTTGATGCTCTTACTTTTTCCTTGTTTGGAAAACCTTTTCGTAAAATCAATAAACCTCAACTTGTTAATACAGTAAATGAAAAGGATTGTAAAGTTGAAGTTGAGTTTTCTGTTGGTGCAACCGAATGGAAAGTTGTAAGAGGAATTAAGCCTGCTATTTTTGAAATCTGGAGAAATGGTGCTGTCCTGGATCAATCTGCAGCAGCACTAGATCAACAAAAATGGTTGGAGCAAAATGTTCTTAAGATGAACTATAAGTCATTTACGCAGATTGTAATTCTAGGTTCAAGTACTTTTGTTCCTTTTATGCAACTTCCTGCTGCTCATCGTCGTGAGGTGATTGAGGATTTGCTTGATATTAAAATATTTTCCTCTATGAATGTTTTGATCAAAGAGAAAATTCGTTTGCTTCGGGAAGATATTAAAATTCTGGAACTTAAGAAAGAATCTCTTATTGATAAAGTTAATATGCAACAAAACTTTATTGAAGAACTTGAAAATCGTGGAAAAGATAATATTAAAACAAATAAACAAAAAATTTCAAATCTGGATGAAGAAATTGAGCAATATGTAAATCAAAATAGTTCCTTAGAAAAACCTCTTCGTGAGTATATTAAAGAGCAAGATGAGATTACTGGTTATGCAGAGAAACTTCGTAAGTTAGTAAATCTTAAAGGTAAGATATCGCAAAAAGTTTCTACAATTAGTGAAGAACATAAGTTTTTTACTGAAAATACGGTATGCCCTACTTGCACTCAGGAGATTGATGATGCCTTTAGAATAAATAAAATTAACGACGCTCAAAATAAGGCAAAGGAGTTGCAATCTGGTTATCAAGAACTAGAGGAGGCAATTAAAGAAGAGGAAAGGCGAGAGCGTCAATTCACATCATTATCAAAGGAAATTAAAAAACTCACAGATGAGATTTCTCAAAACAACATTAAAATTTCTGGGTGTAGAAGACAAATCAAAGACTTTGAATCTCAAATTCAAAGAATTACCGAACAACTTGAAAACCGAAATACTGAGCACGAAAAGTTAGAATCTTTTAAAGATAATTTAAAAATTACATATGATGATCTTGTTTCTAAAAAAGATTTAATTAACTATTATGATTTTACTTATAGTTTGCTTAAAGACAGTGGAGTAAAATCTAAGATTATCAAAAAGTATCTTCCGTTGATCAATCAACAAGTGAATCGTTATTTGCAGATGATGGACTTCTATATTAACTTCACACTTGATGATGAATTTAACGAAACTGTCCAGTCGCCTATTCACGAAGATTTTTCTTATGCTTCTTTCAGTGAAGGTGAAAAAATGAGAATCGACTTATCACTTCTTTTTACCTGGAGAGAAGTTGCAAGAATGAAAAATTCTGTGAATACAAATCTTCTTATTATGGATGAGGTTTTTGACAGTTCGCTTGATGGATTTGGAACAGAAGAGTTTCTTAAGATTATTCGTTATGTAATTAAAGATGCTAATATATTTGTCATCTCTCATAAAACAGGATTAGAGGACAAATTTGAAAGTGTCATAAAGTTTGAGAAAGTTAAAGGTTTTTCACGTATGGTGTCCTGATACACCAAAGAACAATGAACACTCCAAATTGGCAGCATCATTCCAAGAAGGAACAAAAACGAAAACTTAAACCGCAAGCACTAAGGCAAGCGAAAGCACGACTTGCCCAATTCAAAAAGCGTCACATGGGTCGTCCAAAGGGCGACCTTTCGTCGTATTATGGGTTCATACGAAACGAAACAAATGCCTGTCCGTCACGAAATCAAATCTCAACTTGCCAAACTGCTTGCCACTGAAGATTTGGTGGTGGAGCATAAGAAAGTTTCTACTGCCTGTTTTAATGTTCATACTCGTGTATTGACTCTTCCTTTGTGGGAAAAGGCAAGTAATACTGTTTATGATTTGCTTGTTGGGCACGAAGTTGGACACGCGATTTTTACTCCAGATGAGGACTGGACTCAATCTGCAAAAATTCCTCCTCAATTTGTAAATGTAGTTGAGGATGCTCGTATTGAAAAATTGATGAAACGTAAGTATATGGGACTTGCAAAAACCTTCTTCAACGGATATAAAGAATTGAACGATCAAGATTTCTTTCAGTTGAATGATGAAAATCTGTCTAAATTCAATCTTGCCGATCGTGCAAATTTGTGGTTTAAAGTTGGTAACTATATTGATGTTCCTATCCAGAGGGGTAAAGAGACTGAAATTATAAACCTAATTGCTGATACTGAAACTTTTGCTGATGTTTTGGTTGCTGCAGAAGAACTTTATAAGTATTGTAAGGAAGAAAAGGAACAACAGCAAAAAGTTCCTGACTTTGATTCTCATGATCAACAAGGTGATTCTCAATCTTCTACTAATCAACCAGTAGAAACCGATGACTCCTCTCCAGAAGAAGAAGGTGAGAGTGATAAGTCACAACCAAATCCCGATAAATCTTATGGTGGCACTGCTCAAGGTAATGAGGTTCAAAATACTGTCAATGATGAAAAAGAACCTGAAATTCTTACTGCAGATTCTTTAGAGAATAAACTTCGTGATTTGATCAATCACGATGGATATGAAAACGTTTATGTTGAGATTCCTCAAGTCAATCTTGAGACTGTAATTGGTAAAAATGCAGATGTTCATAAGGATATTGATTCTACTTTTAATCATCAGCAAGAAAAAAATAATCAACTTTGCGATGAAAGAGATTGGGATCGTGTAGATCTTTTTAAATATGCAGATGAGGACTATAAAAAGTTTAAACTATCTGCTCAAAAGGAAGTCAACTATCTGGTGAAGGAGTTTGAGTGCCGTAAGGCAGCAGATTCTTATGCTCGCGCTACTACTGCTCGCACAGGTGTTCTTGATACATCTCGTCTTCATTCTTACAAATATACAGAAGATTTGTTTAAAAAAGTTTCTGTGATTCCTGATGGGAAAAATCACGGGTTGGTTTTCATTTTGGATTGGAGTGGATCTATGTCTCACGTTCTTCAAGATACTTGTAAGCAACTTTTTAATCTTGTTTGGTTCTGTAAAAAAGTTGCGATTCCTTTTGAAGTTTATGCTTTTACAAATGAATGGCGTCGTGGTGAATATGATTACGAAACTCAAACTTATAGTCCAGCTGATCGAACTTCTCATTATGAAGCAAAGGAAGGATTGATTCAGGTTGAAGAATCATTTGCTTTAATGAATCTTCTTACCAGTAAAGTTTCTGGTAAAGAGTTGGAACATCAAATGCTTAATGTTTGGCGTCTTGCCGTTTGTTTCGGTGATTCTTATCGTGCTCAATACACATATTCAAATCGTTTGGCTCTTTCTGGAACTCCTTTGAATGAAGCATTGATGAGTCTTCATCAAATTCTTCCTAAGTTTCAAAAAGAAAATAAACTTCAAAAAGTTCAATGCATTGTGCTGACTGATGGTGAGGCAAATTATCCTCCTTATCACGTAGAAATCAAACGTGGATCTGATTCTTACATTGGCACTCGTGGTATTAATCCAGATAAAACTTTTCTTCGAGATCGTAAACTTGGCATCACCTACAAGTTTGATTATGGGTATCATCAATTTACTGAGGCTCTTCTTCGTAACCTGAAAGATAAGTTTTCTTCAGTAAACTTTATTGGTATTCGTGTTCTTGAAGGACGAAATGCAAATCGTTTCATCGGTCTTTATCACAATCAAAGTGATAAGCAATATGAAGTGATTCAAAATGATTGGAAGAAATTGAAAAGTTTTACCATCACCAACTCTGGATATGATGCTTATTTTGGACTTTCTTCTTCTGCACTTTCTCAAGATGCAGAGTTTGATGTTGCTGATGATGCTACTAAATCACAAATCAAATCTGCTTTTGTTAAATCTCTAAAAACTAAAAAATTGAATAAAAAAGTTCTTGGGGAGTTTATTTCTCTTGTTGTCTAAATACCTAAAAAGTATCTGCTTATATGAAAACCTACAGAGAGTTTATTGCTGAATCTGGTGACTGGTGGCATCCCGATCCAGTAAAAGATAAACTTATGCCCGGTAGAGGACCTAAACTTCGCGCTCGTCAAGATCGTGAACCAAAACCAGATTATAGTAATAAACTAAAACCAGGTGAAACATATATGCAGTTTGCGAAACGCAAAACTAGAGGTGAATCTGTTGAGTATGTTGATGAATTATTTGTAACAAAAAAGTCTTCAGAAGATCAAAAAAAGAAAAAAGTTGCAGAACTTATTCGTTTAATGAAAGCTGCAAAAGATCCACTTTCGGATGCTCCAGCTAGACGTAAAAAGATAAACGCAAATGAAGAATATATTGATGAAACTTCTCTTACTCGTGTAATGAGTAAGTCTAAGAAAGGTGGAATGGCAATTATGTCTGCTCAAAGAGGAGATAAATCAAAAGCAGAAAATAAAGCACGTTCAAAACAACTTGAAAAGGATGTAAGAGGTGCTGGTCTTCCTGGACCAACTAAAGTTGCTGGCAGATATACTGAAAATCCAGGAACTCCTCAGGAGAAAAAAGTAGGAGAGAAATCTCACATTATCACTCCTGGCAAAAAAGGTAAAAGAAAGTTTAAAAAGGCAATTGAAAAACTTGGTAAAAAGTATGATCAAGACTCGGTATTACTTCAACGTAAAGCGGGTGGAAGTTCTACTCTCAAAGGAACTTCAAAGACATCTTGGCCAGGTAAAGGAAAGAATGTTAAAATAGGTAGTATGAAACCAGGTAGAACTGGTGAGTTTGATACCAAAGTTAAGAACAAAACATTTACAGTTGAGGATTAAAATGAAATCCAAATTCCCACTTGAACACGTAGTTAAGTGTGATACCAAAGAAGTTTGGGTAAAATGTGATAGTGCTATCACTGCTATGGGTATTTCTGCTATGGTAGAAAAATATTATCCTGGATATAAGGGACATATTGGTAGCAAAGATTATCTTGAAAAACTCAAGAACCAGTTGGCAAACTGACCACGGGGGGTCTTGGTGACCCCTTTTTTGTTTTATAATGACTTCAGTTGAAACAAACAACCTGATTATGCCTCGCACTCAAATGACCGACGATCAAATCCTTAACGATCTTAAAAACACCTTTGGCACTGAGTTCATTGCTGCCGATGTTCGTGGGTATTGTGCTTCTAAAAATGTTTCGTATCAAACTGTAACGAAGCGTCTTGAACCATTTAAAGTTGGTCGTGGAAAGTGGAATCTTGAAGTTACTCAACAAAAAGTTGAAGAAATCGAACGTACTTTTCAAGCTCCTGCTGTGATTCCTCCTGTAGAACAAACACTCATTCCTGAAAAAGATGATACCTTTGTCAAGTTTGGTAACTTTAATGATATTAAAAAAATTATTCAGTCCCGTCTTTTTTATCCAACGTTTATTACGGGTCTTTCGGGTAATGGTAAAACGTTCAGTGTTGAGCAAGCGTGTGCTCAACTTGGTCGTGAACTGATTCGTGTTAACATTACGATTGAGACTGATGAGGATGACCTGATTGGCGGTTTTCGTCTGGTAAATGGTGAAACTGCCTGGCATAATGGTCCAGTGATTGAAGCACTGGAACGTGGTGCAATTCTCCTTTTGGATGAGATTGACCTTGCTTCTAATAAAATCTTGTGTCTTCAGTCTGTCCTTGAAGGTAAAGGTGTCTTCCTGAAAAAGATTGGTCGTTTCGTGAAACCTGCCGCTGGATTCAACGTGGTTGCCACTGCAAACACCAAAGGTAAGGGTTCGGACGACGGTCGATTTATCGGCACCAATGTGCTCAACGAAGCATTCCTTGAAAGGTTTCCTGTAACCTTTGAACAATCCTATCCTGCTCCTTCTGTTGAACAAAAGATTCTTGAAGGTATTGCTCTGGATCTTGGTGTGGAAGATCGTGACTTCTGCAAGCGATTGGTTGATTGGGCAGACATCATCCGCAAAACCTTCTATGATGGTGGTATTGAGGAAATTATCAGCACCCGACGCCTGGTTCACATTATCCGTGCTTATAGTATCTTTAACGATAAGACAAAGGCAATTCAAGTGTGTGTGAATCGATTTGACGATGAAACCAAGCAGGCATTCCTTGAACTTTATGATAAGGTTGATGCTGATTTTCAACTTCCTGTTGACGATCAGCAAGCAAACTGATATAATACTGGGAGGTAAATGTGCCTCATCTTTTTGTTTTTTACTATGAAATCTATGTCCGAAAACTTTGAAAGCACTTATGAAAGTACAATTCCCAATCAAGACTTTTGGGAAAATGATGGTATTAGTTTGACTGGAAATCCTTATTATTCTCCAGACACAATTACTTTTACCAGTTCTCATCTTCCTGGAGGACTGGGAGAAGACCATATTTCATTCAATTCTTCTTCTACCTTTAACTTTAATGTAACAGATAACAATTTCTGGAAGTTTGGTGAAAATAAAACTCTGAAAGCAGTTGAAGATTATATCAAGAGCACTTATAATTCTCATTATGCTTCTGAGAATTCAAAAGTTCAAGTTCTTGATATTATTGATGCAATTGGTGATGGTGTTCCTTTCTGTCGGGATAATCTTATCAAATACTCTTCTCGTTTTGGCAAAAAAGATGGAATGTCTAAACTTGATGCATTAAAGATTATTCATTACGGTATTCTTCTTTATCAATTTGCTGGATTTAATAATGAAACTGCGAAATCAAACTATGAAACTTTCTGATAAGACTCTCTCTGTTCTTAAAAACTTTTCTTCGATTAATCAATCGATTCTTTTCAAGCAGGGAAATAAACTTCGCACAATCAGCGTGATGAAGAACATTCTTGCAGAAGCAACAATCACGGAAGAGTTTTCTAAAGACTTTGGTATCTATGATTTGAACCAATTTCTTAACGGATTGAATCTACACAAAACACCAGAACTGGATTTTGGTAATGATGGATATGTGGTCATCAAAGAAGGAAAGTCCCGTTCTAAGTATTTCTTTGCTGATCCTAACGTCATTATTACTCCTCCTGACAAAGCAATCAATCTTCCTAGTGAAGATGTTTGTTTTGAGTTGAGCACTGAGCAACTGGACAAACTTCTTAAAGCTGCTGCTGTATATCAACTTCCCGATGTCTCTGCCGTTGGTGAAGCAGGTGTTGTGAAACTGGTTGTTCGTGATAAAAAGAACGACACATCAAATGACTTTTCGATTATTGTTGGGGAAACGAACTCTGAGTTTGTTTTTAACTTCAAGGTAGAAAATATTAAGATTCTTCCTGGAACATATGAAGTCGTTGTGTCACAAAAACTTTTGTCACGATTCACTTCTAAGAATCACGATCTCTGTTATTATATTGCTCTGGAGCCTGATTCAACATTTGAATGAATATCTTCGTCACAAATCAATTTCCTGCTGAAAGTGCTATTTGTCTTCCCGATAAGCACATAGTTAAAATGCCACTTGAATGTTGTCAGATGTTATCCATTGTGGCATCCAAGTGGTATCACAACTATGGTCCAGTTCATAAAGCAGATGGCAATCCTTATGCAACTGAAAAAGGTGCTTTTCGTAATCATCCTTGTACTCAGTGGGCAGCAAAAACAATCGATAATGCTTATTGGTTGATTAAGTGGGGAATGAATCTTTGTGATGAATATTCCGTCCGTTACGGTAAGACTCATTCGTGCTATAATACTCTTTTGGAAGCATATTACTTGTTTCCAAAAGGAAAATTGACAAATGTAACTCCATTTGCTCGTGCTATGCCCGATGAATTGAAATATGATAATACTATTGATACATTTGAGGCATACAAAAGATACATCGCATCCAAACCCTGGGTTGCATCCAATTATCTTCGTATGCCAGAACGCAAACCTTCTTGGGTCTAAATTATGACAAGTGATTTTCTTTTTGTGGAAAAATATCGTCCTCAAGTGATTGATGATTGTATTCTTCCTGATGAAACTAAAAAAACATTTAAGGAGTTCGTTGAGAAGGGAGAGATTCCAAATCTTCTTCTTGCTGGACCTCCTGGAATTGGTAAAACAACTATTGCAAAGGCACTATGTAACGAACTGGGGGCAGATTTTTATGTCATCAACGGATCCGACGAAGGACGTTTCTTGGATACTGTACGGAACCAAGCGAAGAACTTTGCTTCGACCGTTTCACTTACGGGATCTTCTAAACACAAAGTCATCATCATCGATGAGGCTGATAACACGGGGAACGACGTTCAACTCCTTCTACGGGCAAATATTGAGGCATTTTATAACAACTGCCGATTTATTTTTACCTGTAACTACAAAAACAAAATCATCGAACCCCTTCATTCTCGATGTGCAGTCATTGACTTTACTATCAAAGGAAAACAAAAGGCACAACTTGCAGGAGCATTCTTTAAGAGACTTCAAACAATCTTGGATCAAGAAAAGATTGAGTATGATCCAAAAGTTCTTGCAGAGTTGGTATCGAAACACTTCCCAGACTTCCGTAGAGTCCTCAATGAATGTCAAAGATATTCTACGGGAGGAAAAATTGACTCGGCAATTCTTGCATCTTTCTCAGACATCTCTGTAAATGAACTTCTTAAAAATCTTAAGGAAAAGAACTTCACTGAAGTACGTAAATGGGTTGTATCCAATCTTGACAATGACAGCGGTGTTATTCTTCGTAGGGTTTATGATGCACTTTACGACTCAGTTGTTCCAGGTTCTATTCCTGCTGCTGTTCTTATTATTGCTAAGTATCAATATCAGATTGCATTCGTTTGTGACCAAGAAATAAATCTGCTTGCTGCCCTTACAGAAATTATGTGTGAAGTTGAGTTTAAATGAAGTCTCTTAAAACACCCTTGAGGTATCCAGGCGGAAAGTCCCGTGCTTGCACCAAGATGGATCCTTATTTTCCAGATCTCCGCAACTATGATGAATTCCGTGAACCATTTCTTGGTGG